TGACGGGGGGTCTGGCTGTACTAGGCGCTGGGAAACCGGTGGGTAGAAAAAGAGGGGGTGGGGGGTATGTTTTTTGAAATGTGGTCCCTGAATGTGCAAAATAGTATGTATGTAGTGGTGGGGTAACACTATGCCACAGTTGGGGGGTCGGGGTATGGTGGGGTAACGGTATAGTCAATCCGTCCACACCCACCCCTAGTAATTCTACACTCCACTCAACTACTACTTAAACCTAATCAAGTCTGCGTAGCAGACCGATTTTATTTTCTAGCTATGCTGCGTGCGTAGTGCGCTTTGCTTAACTGTGGTTATGCTTTGCGATGTCTTAACTGGCGTTAAGCTCTTGGTTTTAATTCTCCAAGTCCATTTGGTCTAAGCAAGTATATAGGCTATATATTAATAACTGGGGGGAGAAACTCCCCAGCAACACAAACAAATGATTGGAATATCAAATGACTACTACTGCAAAGCTTCTCACGAATGCATCCACGATTTCAACGGGCCTCGATATGTACCGCGAAGGTACTGCTCAAGCGCAAGCTGGTATCGCCACTATGGTTGAAGGTATCAACACTGCACGCAAGTATTCAATGCGCTGGTCTTACGGCGTTGGCGATAATGAAACGTCTGGTGTCTGCTTGGTTGAAGATATGTTCACGGCTCGGCGTCATGAGGATGGTTCGGTCGATGGTAAATATCTGCCTGCCTTGTATCGCGCCCTAGCTGACAACTTCGGTATCGAAGGTGGCTTATCCTCGGCTGATAAAATGGCTTATCAACGTGCGTTCACGATTGCGTCTGCTGGCTGGTCTGGTTCGCCTGTCGATGTTGTCACTGCCACAGTCCAGCGCAAGGGCAAGTCGGTCAAGGTTCAAGCTGTCGAGGTTCCTGCTTCGCTGGCTTATGATTTGGTCGATGATGCTGGTGCTCCGAATGAATTGGCTCGCGGTCTGGTCGAGCGGGTTCGGGGCAATCTTGAATTGCAAGGTCTGCCTGTTCCTGCTGATGATGTGCTGTTGGAACAAGCAAAGGCGCTCAAGGTTAAGTGCGTAGGCGGCAACAATCCTATCTTCGGCAAGGTTCCGTCTGCTACTGACATAGCTAACAAGCTGGCTCCTGCTGCGATTGCTGGCGGTTATATGCAAGCTAAGGTCAACCGCACCAAAGCTGCCAACGGTGAAAAATTTGGCGAGTCTCTTGATTACGTCATTAAGTGCGTCGATGAAATCTTGACTGATACTGATGAGGCTTCGTTCGCTCCATCGACTGCGGTTGAGGACAAGCTACACAAGCTAGCTGAAAAGATTGCTGCCTATTTCTCGGCATGATAAACGGGCGGGGGTTTCGGCTCCCGCCTTCCCGCCTCGCGGCTCCGCCGCCTCCGCCTCGCGGCCTTCGGGTCGCGGGGTTTTTTTTCGCCTCCGCTCGGGTGCGGATTTTTCCGCGCCCTTTGTCCCCGAAGGGGACAAACAAACAAATCAAACGTCAATCGAAGATTGTCATAATTAATCTATGATAGAAGAGATGATAGTCATTACCAATGATAGTCACTTAACCATGATAGTCCTTTTACCAGTGATAGTTGTCTACCCTTGATAGTAGTCATGATAGTTTGCGGTGATAGTAGAAGCTAACTGGTTGGGTGAGCGTCTGAGCTAACTGGTTGGGTGAGCGCCTCGACCGTTAGGTTGAGCTCAACCTAACGTCCAAAAACAGGTAAGTCAACAAGAAAATGCAAAGTAGGCTAAATAGTGCAAAGTTATTTGGCGGGTTTAAAACGATAACTTTAGTTTCCCTTATATTTCAACGCTTTAACCCCCTATTGTAGGAAGTAGGAAAGTTATTGGGTAATGAGCGGGGATTTTGATTTCTGAGCAGTCGCTGTTCGGGTCGCCCCTTCACGCTATGCAAAAGGCGAAAAGGGCAGCGTTCACTATTTTCCTTATAACTTATTAACTTTAAAACTATACTATACTACTACCCCCAAAAAACCCCACATTTCTGGGCCTCTCCAGCCGCCCAATAAAGTTAGAAAACAAATGAGGGTATTTAAACATTCCACAAAACCCTACATTACCAATTCCGAGCCCCATTTGACATAAGAGGGACTTTGTGCTACTTTAAATAATCGGCAGAACGTCGATACAATGAAAAACCAAGCGCACACAAAACGCTTAACTGGAGTTAAGGAAATGACACAGGTCTTATGCAAAGACTGCTACACGCCGTTCTCTGTCGAACGGTTCCGACTGGGCTACCATACATGCTTAGCATGCGGCGACAAGCAAGCCCACGCAGTCACATACTGCAGCGCCCCAATCAACAAGAGCAACTACATGCTGATTACTAACGTAACCGAGCTCGCTCAACTCAACCCGAAGAGGACATCATGATGAGTGATTGGAAGAAAAAGTTTGATGCGTTCATGGCGTCACGCAAGCAGCACTACGCATGGGCTAACTACGCCAAGCGTACACCAGAGGAGAAGCTAGCAGCTATCTTAGAATGGGCGCGTCAAAACAACGAAACCATCGACGAATACGTCGAAGTGCCAGAAGAACTCAAAGGCATGAGCATGGCGCAGATATACGAGAAACTGAAGGAGCAAGACCAATGATGGATGAGTTCTATACCTACGTGCTTAGCTTCTATGGCAAGGGCGGTCTGTATCCGATGGGCGTAACGCTAACCGACGTTAAGTCAGCTACTAAGATACACAAGCACCGGACAAACATAGAGTTCGAAGGTGACAGCGTGGACCGCGAAAATGTACGCGACATATTAATCAAGGACTTTGGCTACAAGTTCCCAAGCTTAACCACAGTTAAGGAGCAAGCAGATGTATAGCAAGTCAGCACTATTCGCCAAGGGCACCGCACTACGTGCGCAGCTGGAAGCCGAAGGGTATCAGTTCTACGACATACCACTAAGCCCCGCCTTTATAGAATACGACTGTAGCTACGCACCATGCAGCTACTGCGGTGAAGGCTGTGACCCAATGGCAGCTATGCCAAAGCAATGGCAGTGCAGCAGCTGCGAAGAATGGAATGATAAGGAGCAAGACCAATGAACACCCTACTACACGTAGCAGCCGAGATATTCTTTATAAGCGCAGGCATCTTCGCAGTCTGGGCTATCCACGCAACATTGAAGGGGGAGTGAGATGGGTTATCGTTCAGAAGTAACTGTAGTTATCTACGTGCCTAGTGACAGCGACACGGCGTATCCGCTGCTCAAGCTGTGGTTTGATGCAAACTATCCGCATACTGAAGCGAAGGGCGAATGGTGCGCCACCATCGACTACGAAGAGGAGAACCGAGCAATCGTCGTCTCATACGAGGACGTCAAGTGGTACGAAGCCTACGAGCATCCGAGAGAAGTGGACAAGGCGTTCGCTGAGATTGATGCACTGCTAGATGCCGAGCCCGTAACCACAGTTAAGGATGGCGTCAGCCAAGACCCGAACGTCACACCGTTCGAGATAGCATATGAGTACGTGCGTATAGGAGAGGAGTATCAAGACATAGATATAAACATGAGCACCAACGCAGACTGCGTAACGACGGTAAACCGTGCACTAGACATAACATTCACACTACCAACCAAGAAAGTAACAACATGACATTCGAAGAGAAACAAGCACTGCGCGAGATGCGCGACGACATGGTAGACGAGCACGACAAGAGCCTGCTTAAGAAAGCACTCAACTATATCTACGACGTCGAGCGCAAGCTGGCAGCGATACGGGTGTTTGCAAAGGCCATCGACGCCGAGTCCAAGACCAAAGGGGACGAGTGATGGAGTCCGTCAGACGTTGGCTTGCGTTCAAGCTAGTCCAGATAGCAAACAGGCTGCACGGCGAGTTATTCATGCGTCTATGTGAGGTGGCTGTGCTGGCTAAATATAGGGACAGCTTCGAAGAAGCACTACGTGACGCCATGCGGCTCGAGCAAGAGCATGACTACGACTATAATAACGAAAGAGAAACCAATGACACAAATAGCAATACGCCACATAACACCAACAAACACAAACTCCACTAACAGCGTAGGCATAGGCACAGTGCTGCCCGGGCGTGAAGATGACGCAGCGGATATAGCTACTATCAAGCTCCTAACTGACGTTATCGAAATACGTAACCAACTACGCGCACTCGAACCGCAGCTTAGCAAGATGATAACAGACTTTGGCTTACGCCGTGGACAGAGCGGTTACCGCGAGTTCTACCTACGCAACGAGCTGAACGCTCAAGCATACAAGGAGAAGTGAGATGGCATTGAATTGGAACACATACGGGGCACTACCCGTACTACGCAGCTACACAGCTGCACTCGCACACTTCAACAAGGTCGAACCAATCAGAGGTGACAAGGACGGAACCAAGCCAGCGGGTAGGCGCGACCAGAAGTGGTTGGCTATCTACATACGCGACACGGACAAAGCGGTGTGCATAGGTAACACGTGGCAGAAGGACCAGAACAAAGCACTGCTGGCCTACCACCCTGACGGGCGCGTGACTATTGAGCAGAACTTAAGTGCGGCGTGTCGTGAGCGTATACAGCGCATAGCAGTGCTTAACATCCAGCGTAAGTATAACGAGGACTGGGTGCATGCGGTATCGCATGTCGATGGTGAAGAAGTTATCGGGCAGTATCCGCTACAGCTACGATACAATAACCCACGCAAAGCAGTGTTCATACTGCGCGAACACGATACACCCATCTACCTCAACCCGACACCTACGTATAAGCACATCATGAACAAGCAAGAGAAGGCCAAGCTAACCAAGCAATACAAACCGTTCATGCAGTATGTCGAGGTCATGGCTAAACTAAGCGCGGACGATAAGCAGTATAGTCCGTGGGACAAGGAGAGCAGAGATAACCCACGGTTACCGTCTATTCCCCCCGAAGAGCGTAGGGAGATGGGTCTGCCAGCACATGGTGGCTTGAGCTGGTCACCCGAGGGTCCGCCACAGTTGATTAGCTTAGTAGAGAGCGGTGATACCGAGAGCTGGTACAAAGCTATGGCATGGCTAACCGCTGGTCGCTGGCGCATGCTGTTGAACGAGGCCAGACTAGAATTGACGCACACTATGCATAAACACTACCGTGACGAGTTGTTTACCAAAGAACGGGTGGAAGCAGGTAAGTGCGTACACGACCGCTATGGCCGATACTTCAGGTGAGTTTGGTCTAAGCAAATACCTGTGGTATAACCATAGGACAATAAAGAGCCGCACAAGCGGACGACAACCACAACAACCAAGCAAAGTCTTAACTGTAGTTAAGCAATAACAAGGAGCATATCATGAGTGCATTAAACTTCGGCACAACTGTGTCACTTGCAGAAGCTGCAAGCCTTATCATCAACTGCCCTAACAATCGGTTCTTCCTTCAAGGTGAGCCTGGGATTGGCAAGTCATCCATCATGGGCGCACTGGAGCGGCACTTCGGTGACGCATACGCCTACGCATACTTTGACTGCGCACAAGCCGACCTTGGCGACATCGCCATGCCGAGTATCAACCGTGACAAGCAGATAACCGAGTACTTCGCTAACGCTATCTTCCAGATACAGTCCGGCAAGCCTGTGGTTATCATGCTAGACGAGTTCACCAAGGCACCGCAGCCTGTGCAGAATATGCTTCACCCTCTGCTGGAGTCGCGCAAGCCACGGCTAGGTAACAACGTGCTGCGCGATGGTTCCATCGTGCTTATGACTGGCAACATGGCAGGCGAAGGTCTTGGCGATACAGTCAAGCCACATACACGCAACCGCGTAACTACGGTTACGGTGCGCAAGCCAGACGCAGACGAGTGGTTGGCATGGGCAGTTACTAACGACATCGACCCCGTTGTCATGGCTTGGGTTAATCAGTTCCCGCATGCCATGGCATCATACATGGACGGTGACCAAGAGAGTAATCCGTATATCTTCAACCCCAAGCGGCAGCAGGGTAGCTTCGTATCAGGTCGGTCGTTGCAGCTTGCGTCTAACGACGTACTCAAGCAGCGTGAGAAGCTGACAGCCAACGCGCTACTCGCAGCCATGGTGGGTACAATCGGTGAGTCCGCTGCGCGGGACATGCATGCCTTCGTAGAGTATCAAGACCAGCTACCTACGTGGGACGACATCACTAAGGACCCAGCCAAGGCCAAGCTGCCCGAGAGTCCCGGCGCATGCGCAGTCATGGTGTTCGGTGCGATTGCCAAGATTGACCGCAATACAATCACGCCGTTCATGGAGTATGTCGAGCGCATGGCACCAGAGTGGCAAGCTGTGTTCGCAGTCAACCTGTGTAAGAACCCAGACAAGAAGCAGATTGGCTTTACGTCTACTAAGTTCCGCGACTGGGCATTGGCTAACGTGGACATCCTCTAGTGGATGGGCTTCACGTGGTGGATGTGAAGCGTAGTGAGATTTGGTCGATATGGCAGGTTAATCTATCCAATCGCAAAGTCATGCACGTTTCATTCTTCGACCACCCCGACGAGCTAAGCGCATACGTATACGCAACTAACAGACTAAAGGAGCAAGCTAATGGCACTAACAGCCGAGCGTAAACTAACACGTGTGGTAATCGACCTCATGCGTAACCCGTTGTTCGCAGACATGTCCGGCATCTTCATGATGGGCACGAAGGAGGTGTGTGAGACCACACCAACCGCAGCTACTAACGGGCGTGACGAGATATACGGACGCGCCTTCATCGACGCGCTATCCATACCAGAGGTAGCTTTCGTCGTGGTGCATGAGTCATTCCACAAGATGTATCGCCACCTAACTACATGGCAGAAGCTATGGCAGGAGGACGCACAGCTAACTAACATGGCCTGTGACTACGTCATCAACCTAGAGATTATCACCCGTGACCCGAGTGGCACGGTGGTAGCTATGCCGCAGAAGGATGGTAAGCCAGCAGGTCTTATAGACCGCAGGTTCGCAGGTATGAATACCAAGCAGGTGTTCGACATTCTCAAGAAGGAGAAGCAAGAAGGCGGTGACGGTGGCGGCAGCGGTGGCTTCGACGAGCATGACTGGGAAGGTGCTAGCGAACTGACCAAGGAAGAGAAGGAAGAGCTGTCTAAGCAAGTAGACCAAGCTATCCGTCAGGGTATGATTGCTGCACAGAAGATGCACGGCAAAGGTGCTGGTGGTATGTCGCGTGAGTTGTCGGACATCCTCGAGCCCAAGGTAGACTGGCGTACGCTGTTACAGGAGTTCGTCAACACTACCTGTGCTGGCCGTGACTACTCATCGTGGCGCAAACCAAACCGTAGGTTTCTATCATCAGATACTATCATGCCCAGCCTCGTCGGTGAGCGCGTGAAAAACATCGTGATTGGCTGTGATACGTCTGGGTCCATCACAAACGAGGACCACACACGGAACCTGTCGGAGACTGACGCTATCTTATCTGTGGTTACGCCTGACAAGCTACACATCATCTACTGGGACCACACCATGGCAGGGCATGAAGTGTATGATGACTCGACACGCGGGTCATTCCGTAACTCCACTAAGCCAGTAGGTGGGGGTGGTACGAACCCCGGCGCTATGGAGCAATACCTCAAGGAGCAGGATATCAAGGCCGACTGCATCATCATGTTCACAGACGGGTTCGTGCCTAACTGGGGTTCGGACTGGAATGGCGCACCGATACTGTGGGTAATCACAGGCGGTGGCAAGATGGTCGCATCAACAGGCAAGACAATACATATCAACTAAGGAGCAAGCACATGAGTATATCAAGTTCAGCAATGCTGGTGGAGATGAACATCTCTGTATGGACAGCAGCTATCGTAGACCGCAAGACAACTGACAAGGTAACACTAGACGCACATGCTGTGGCTGACGCTGGTAAGTTTCGAAAGAACCTTATGGCTGGCACTAGCTTGCGTAAGGACATAGCTGACTACGCTGCGCTCTGTCGCACGTGGCACAACGGACGCACACTGCCTTGGTCCGACAAGGGTGTGAGGCTGCTGCCTACGTCTATGTTCCTAGAGTATAAGCGAGAGGCGGACGCACGTGCAGCATACTTCAACTCTAAGGTGTCTAAGTTCGTAGCAGAGTACCCCGACCTAATAGTGACCGCACAGACCTGCCTTGGTGACCTGTTCGATGGTGCCAACTACCCAAGCGCAGAGGAAGTGGCGTCTAAGTTCGGGTTCCGCATGGTGTTCAGCCCTGTGCCAGAGGTGGGTGACTTCCGTCTTGACATCAACAACGACGAGCTAGCTCACCTACGCAACCAGTACGAGACAGCATACACCGACCGTGTGGGCGATGCTATGAAAACTACATGGGATAAACTACATACGACACTGCTGACCATGAGCGAGAAGCTGACCGAGCCACAAGGCGAAGAGACCAAGCAGTTCCGGTCTACGTTCGTAACCAACGCACAAGAGATGTGCCAACTCCTGTCACATCTAAACATCACTAAGGACCCGACGCTTGAGACAGCTAGGCTAGCACTGGAGAAGGCTATCAGCGGTGTAGACGTCGAGGACATTCGTAAGGACGAGATAACACGCAGTGACCTCAAGGCGCATGTGGACTCGGTACTAGGACAATTTGATTGGTAAGAAGGAGCAAGACGATGACTAAAACCATATACAAACTAAACCTGCACAACACCTACTACACCGTTGCGGGTGTAGATAACGCCGCCACAGAACGTGCGAAGGACTCCATAGTGCATCCGTTCATGGTCCCGCTAATCGAGGCCATTCAGCACAAGCGTCCACACTGGGAGTTTCATGGTAGGGGCTTTGGCACTAGGGGGATTGGTGATGAGGTCAACCATGTGCTGCATGACAACTTCGACATATATGATAACGGTGAGAAGATTGGCAACATAGAGAAAGACTACCACGGGGGCACAACTGTATACGCAGCTAGTAGCCACCGCATAAACGCAAAGCGTCTGGTAGGCATGCGCAAGAAGAGTAAGCACTTCAAGGTCATTGCCGCTGAAGTCTTGAAGGAGTGCTACCCGCTCACGTTGGACGAGCTTGCCAACGAGAAGCACAAGAAGGCTTTCACTGCCATGCAGCAAGCCACCTACAAAGATAGGCGAGCGCACACGCGCAATGTTGAGCTGTTGCATGAACCGATGCTGGCATACCTGACATCAGGTGACAGGTGGGCGGAGTTCTTAGCTGTTCAAGATAAGCCCGAGGTTATGCGAGCCAAGGAAGCGTATCAGAGTCTAGCCGAGAGTGACCGTGTAGCTAAGGACATTGCTAGTGCACACCACATACTGTTGATTGAGCGTCCACGGGACATTGTCGCCATGCCTTTTGGTGGAGCGGCGCAGTCAACCAACCTAGATGCACTGTCGGACCACATAAAGACGTCACTTGCCCTACTCAAGATGACCGAGATGGATACTATAATTGATGGTGTCGGTATCCGCACCGCAGACGATACGTTTTATATATTGACTAGCAATACCTAGAGGGATAAACACTCATAAGAAGGAGCAAACGACATGGCGTCAACGCCGGAGAAAAGAGTCAAAGAAAAAATAGTCAAGGTGTTGAAGGAGGAAGGAGTATATTACTTCTTCCCCGCCACCCATGGCTTTGGTCGTAGTGGCGTCCCTGACATTATATGCTGCGTTAATGGACACTTCTTAGCCATCGAAGTCAAGGCAGGAACCAACAAGCCAACAGCCCTACAGGTGCGTGAGCTTGAGGCCATACGTCGGTGTAACGGCGTAGCTGTGGTAGCCAATGATGAGAACTGGGACATGGTGCGCGGCCTTGTGCACAATATGAAAGAACGAACCAATGACAAAGTATAAAGGGTTAGGCCAGACCGACCAAGATATCATCCGTGCGATTGGGTACATAACTGACATGAAATACATTGCATCATATTACGGTGTGGATGTGAGGCGCGTTCTTCAACTGCGCGACAAGATGAAGAAGGGCACAGAGAAGAAGGTAGAAGTGGTGCGACCAAAGGTAGAGCATGCAACAACCGCAAAACCCAACGCTAACTCAACCGGCTTGAACAGCGACTCGGAACGCAAGTGGAATAAGAACGCCAAGGAAGGCTCGGCTGCATTACTTAAGGCACTAAACAAATTCTTTGAGAAGCGACTGCTGGATATGCACATAGCGGAGCGGGAACAAAACGCATGACGTTTGGTACGGACATAAGGAAGTCTAAGTACGGCATTAACGCGATGGGGGTAGGTGAGGTACGCATATTCGACACGCCTACCGACCATTCCAAGAGGTTAATCCGCCGCGCTGCACACAACCAGAACGAACGGTCAGAGCGCTACTACATAACCCGCGCCATAGGCACCACTATTCACGTAACTAGGATAAGATGATGGACATTCTGAACATCGACTTCGAAACCTACTACAGCCAGAAGTTTAGCTTATCTAAGCTGACAACGGAGGAGTATGTCCGCGACTCACAGTTCGAGACCATCGGTGTTGCAGTCAAGCGTAACAATGAACCAACTGAATGGTTCAGCGGGACCAAGGCGCAAACCAAGCGGTGGCTAGATAAGTGGGACTGGGCTAACAGCGTAGCTGTGGCTCACAACGCTATGTTCGACATGGCAATCCTTAACTGGTGTTATGACATTCGACCCAAGCGAATTGCAGATACCCTGTCTATGCTTCGTGCTATCGACGGGCCGCATGCTGGTAACAGCCTAGCTAAAGCAGTCGAGCGCTATGGTCTGGGCGAGAAGGGCACAGAGGTTATCAACGCGCTGGGTAAGCGGCGGCTGGACTTTACTGACGAGGACCTAGAGCGGTACGGTGAGTACTGCATCAATGACGTAGAGCTAACGCACAAGTTGTTTGAGGTCACGGCACCACTCATGCCTGTGTCTGAACTGCGGCTTATCGACCTTACTATCAGAATGTTTACGGAGCCGGTGCTGGTCTTAGACAAACAAGTCCTCACAAAACACGTGTCTAATGTGAGGAGCAAAAAAGCCGAGCTTATGGAAGCAGTCGAGGCGGACAAAGACGCACTGATGTCCAACCCGAAGCTAGCTTTGCTGCTACGTGACATGGGTGTAGTCCCACCTACGAAGGTAAGTCCGAAGACAGGCAAGGAAGCATTTGCCTTCGCCAAGAGTGACGAGGGGTTCAAGGCACTGCTTGAGCACCCCAACCCGACAGTGCAGGCGGTAGTAGCTGCGCGACTAGGTGTGAAGTCTACACTTGAGGAAACGCGCACCGAGAGGTTTATAGCTATTGCCGACCGGGGGACATTACCAGTCCCACTACGTTACTATGCAGCCCACACAGGTAGGTGGGGTGGCGACGACAAGGTGAACCTCCAGAACCTACCACGCAAGTCACCACTCAAGAAGTCCATGCTAGCACCAAAAGGCTATGTGTTTATCGACTGTGACTCGTCGCAGATTGAAGCGCGCACCTTGGCGTGGCTAGCTGGGCAGGAAGACCTTGTGGAGTTCTTTGATAAGAACAATGCGGAAGTCGCAGCGGGTGTAGAGAAGATGGACATGCAGTACGACCCGTACAAAATCATGGCGTCGGAGATATATAACAAGCCGGTAAACGAGATAAACGAGCACCCCGAGCGCTTCATAGGTAAGATGACCATCCTTGGGGCTGGGTATGGCATGGGTGCGGCTAAGTTTAAGGTACAGCTGGAGACCATGGGCGTATCGCTGTCGTCGTCAGAGTGCGCCAGCATCGTGTATAAGTATAGGGACCAGTTCGAACGCATACCGCTCTTGTGGGCGGAGGGTGACAAGGCTCTCGACGCGCTTATGTCCGCTCGGACCGCACCTCTAGGCAAGCATGAAGCCGTGCTTATTGATATGTTTGGTGTGCGTCTGCCTAACGGCATGTACTTGAGGTACGATAACCTACGCAAGCAGCGGGACCAGAAGTCGGGCCGTGACCAGTTTGTCTACGACGTCAAGAGGGGTCGGGCTACGCTACCTACGTATATATACGGCGGTAAGCTTATAGAGAACGTGTGTCAGGCACTTGCCCGTATTATTATAGGTGAGCAGATGCTGATGGTCGCACGTAAGTACCGTGTAGTGATGACCGTGCACGATGCCGTGGGGGTGATTGCCCCCGTAGAAGAGGCCGACAAGGCCCGTGCGTTTGTCGAAGCATGCATGCGCATGCGCCCCAAGTGGGCACCAACGTTACCATTGAATTGTGAAAGCAAGATAGGAGCAAGCTATGGAGGTTAAAGGTATAAGAGGATACCGTGATGTCCACATGATGCCTACGGCGACACCACCAGCCGAAGAGTACGAAGCGTGGTTGAACCGACCGTCGAACCGAGCGCGTAGGGGGAACATGCACGACCCCGATGCAGGGATATCGGGTACTAAGCTACGTAGGGTCGTTATAATGCGGAAGCAGGGGGAGACTTGGGCAGATTGCGCCCGTGCAATTGGCTTTCGCGGTAGTAGTGGTGGACAAATCAAATACTACTGCGAGTTTATGCCAGAACATTTAAGACCATAAGAAGGAGCAAGCTATGGCGGATGAACCGCATGACGCAGTGAAGCTATTACTCGCACGGATGGAGAGCCACCCCGAAGAGTTTAGGTTTAAGGAAGGGGCGTACCATGACCGGTGGTATAACCACCTGAGCGCGATACACGCCCACGGAAATGAGGCTGACAAAGCTGCACTCGCTGCAAAGATACGCGATATTCGTATGGCTGAAGTCCACGAACAGGTGATGGATGAACTCTGCAACGGCCCCGAAAACCGCCGCAAGGAGCTGGAAGAGCAGGAGTACGAGCGTAAGCTGGAGGAACTAGCAAGGAAGAAGAAGATACTACAGAATAGCCAGACCGCCATGCAGCACATTGATACAAACTAAGGAGCAAAATAATGACTGAATATAAATTTACAAAAGACTGGTTCAACTGGGCACCAGAGGTTTGGAACCAGCTTACCCCTATGCTGCCAGAGCGTAAGGCTTTCCTTGAGATTGGTTCCTTTGAGGGCCGCAGCACTGTCTGGATCATTGAGAACATGATGAACCCCGGTGACTGGATTGACTGTGTTGATACGTGGAAAGGCGGCGAAGAACATAGCGAAGAGGACATGGACTCCGTCGAAGAACGGTTCAATTATAATATAAACCTAGCACTGGGCGGCGCGGTGGTGGAAGAGCCTTATGGAGAGTATAAGTTCCCATACCCAGTGCATACTCGCTACGCTTCCCCTGCCCCAACAGAGCGCGAGTGCAAGCGGGTATATAAATATAAGCACCCCTCCACCGAGCACTTAGGTTCAAAGCTGGCTAGTTGTATCGATAGCAAGAACCTATACGACTTTATTTACATCGACGGTAGCCACATAGCCAAGGACGTTATGACCGATGCGTGTATGGCGTGGCCTCTGCTCAACCCCAAGGGGCTGATGGTATTCGATGATTACCTATGGACACCGAACGCACGGGATATCCTGCACCGCCCCAAAGCAGCCATCGACGCCTTCACTAACCTGTTCGCAGAGGAAGTGGATATTGTGCACGTCGGCTATCAGTTAATTGTACGTAAGAAAGGAGAGTAGAGATGGATTATGTAACAGCAATAGCAATATTTGTGTTGGTCTTCTTTAGCTACATGCTGGGTAAGGGGAGCGCAAATGGAAATGTTCTCACCCTCAAACGCGAGAACGAGCAGCTGAACAAGGAACTAAAGGCCCTTACTGACCGCGACGAGCGTGGTCGTTTTGTAGGTAATAAAACCAAGTAACAACCAGAGAAGGAGTAAGTACCATGAATTATGCAGTTAAAGTACGCCCGAACAGTCGGAAGGAAGAAGTTTTAAATGTGTTGAAACGCAACCCCAACAGTACGACTAAAGAACTTTCCACCCTCATGCCACACTTGGAAATAGACGACATATCACATGCTGTCAGTTCGATGGCAGCTAAGGATATAGTTTTTGTTACAGGTAAAAAGCCTGAGTCGGGCCCATCTGGCCGCACTACTACCCACCGTGCGTACTCCGTAAAATACGAAAAGAGCAAAGATGCACCACAGAAACTACCGACGCAGTCTGATTTGTTTGGTGAGCTTGTCAATACACTCGAAGCGGAGGTTACTGCACTGCAGCAGTGGAAAGAGGCTGCACTACTTCGCTATCCAGACCTCGGCGTAGACCCACTGCTACTTGAAGCACGGGCATTGCTAGCTGCGGAAGCAGAAAGACAAAATTGCACACCGGCTTCACATAATTATATTAACGGCAATAGGGACCACACCATAGCAGTTCAGGCTTTGGTTAAAGTACTAGGGAGTAAGTAGTGCCAATAGTAAGACGGTCTACGATGGTATGGACGCCTGAGAAGGACGCCGAATTGCTGGCTCATTATCAGCACGGCCTAAGACCAGCATATATGGCGGAACGAATGGGGCTTACGATTGCCTCCGTAGAGGGCCGCTACAGAAAACTTAAAAAGAAAGCGAAAGCAAATGACTGAAGAAACTAAACGCCCAAGCATTATGATTGCCACCCCGATGTACGGTGGCATGTGCACAGGACACTATGTGCAAGGTCTACTCATGACCATGGCTAAGATGCGTGAGATTGGTGTCAACATAGCATGGTGCCAGATTATGAACGAGAGCCTTATCACACGGGCACGTAACGACTTAGCACGGGTATTCCTTGAGAGTGACCACGACTACCTAATGTTCATCGACGCTGACATTGGCTTTGACCAAGAGGCTATCGCGCACCTTCTGCTGACCGACAAGGACATCGCATGCGGTATCTACCCTAAGAAGGAAGTGAACTGGGACAGCGTCAACCGCGCTGCCCTTGAAGGCAAAACGGACCTTGCGGACCATGCCGGAGCCTTTGTATTTAATATGATAGGGGAAGGCCATGCAGAGTCCGATGAGACAGGCTGCATCGAAGTGCGGCATGGCGGCACAGGCTTCATGTTAATCAAGCGGGGGGTATTCGAAGAGTTGATACCTCATGTGCCAACCTACCGCGTATCCTCGTTCAAAGACCCAGAGACAGGCGAGTACGTCAAGCCTTTGACCCATGAGTTTTTCGCTACCAGCATCGACGAGACCGGTGCACTGCTAAGCGAAGATTACCATTTTTGCGAACTGTGGCGTAAACACGGTGGCAAAATACACGCCCACCCGTTCATCCAGTTACATCATGTAGGCACGTATGTGTTTGGTGGTGACATCCTGAAGAGCGGCGGCAACCTCAAGTGAAGGAGCAAGTTAAATGAGAAAGATTAACGTACCCAAATACCAACCATCCCAGTACAAAACTAAGTTTGATGCAGTCGCAGACATGCTCAAAGGCGGTGAGACTGTGAAGCAGATTAAAGAGCGCATGTTAGTTAGTGACAGCTACATCTACTTAGCCAAGAAGAAGCTTAGGGAAGCGGCAGGTGAAGTGGTGGAAACGGTGCGGCAGACCGCCGCAGAGCACAACAACAAGGTCAAAGAGATGGTCGAAGGCTGGAGGGCAGAGGCAGAGGCGGAAGCAGTGCTTGGTATACCCTGCACCAGAGAGTGCTTGTCTGAGCCGGAAGTCGATGACGTAGACACAATCCTCGACGAACGTGCAACCACTTACGGTAGCTTCATTAGCGTAGCGCTTTTTGCACAGGAAATGAAAGAACTCATCCGTAGCGCCCTAGACGAACAAAATGCAGGACTACAAGCAGACCATCAAGAAGCCCTTGATATGATAGCGAGTAAGATTGCGCGTATCATCATTGGTGACCCACACCACACAGATAGCTGGCTTGATATAGCGGGGTATGCTACGTTAGTGGCTGACCGTATCCAAGGGAAATCCAGATAACATGACAGCGTGGTCCTATAGTAGCATCAAGACCTTCGACCAGTGTCCGAAGAAGTACTTCCACCTCAAGGTGGTTAAGGACGTAAAGGACGACCCCGGCGAAGCAGCTATCTATGGGACCAACGCGCACGAAGCAGCCGAACATTACATTAAGAATGGCACACCGATACCAGAGAAGTTTGCAGTCATGCGTCCCGTGGTGGAAGTGCTGGCTCAGTTTAAGGGCGAGAAGCACACCGAGTTAAAGCTAGGCGTCAGGAAGACGGATACTGGCTACGAGCCATGCGGCTTCTTTGATAAGGACGTATGGTGGCGCGGCATAGTCGATTTGCTTATAGTGAACGGCAAGACTGCCCACATGGTAGATTACAAGACAGGCAAGAACGCCAAGTATGCGGACATGAAGCAGCTAGACCTTATGGCTGGCGCGGTGTTTGTGCACTACCCAGAGATAACTAAGGTTAAGTCAGGGCTGGCGTTTGTGGTATCGAACGAGTTTCCTAAGAAGACGCACACCCGTGAGCACTTGGATACGTACCTAACCGTGTTTAATAATCAGCTAGAACAGCTTGAGGACAGCATGCGAAATGGTGTATGGAACGCAAAGACCAGCCCACTATGTGGATGGTGTCCAGTTAAAAGCTGCGAACATTGGAAGCCTAGGAGATATTGATGGCACGGGATTACAGGGCGGAGTACGATAAGTACCAAGGCACAGCGGTGCAGAAGAAGAACCGCGCTGCGCGCAACGCTGCCCGTGCTAAGATGACGAAGGCTGGTAAGGTACACAAAGGTGATGGCAAGGACGTTGCCCACACAAAAGCATTTGACAAAGGCGGCACTAACAAGACAGGGCTGCGTGTAGAAAGCAAGACCACTAACCGGTCTTTCCTCCGTGATAAGAAGGGTAACCTCGTGTCGGAGCGCAGCAAACGGGAACGTAAGAAGTAACCACGAAGGAGCAGTCGTGCAGATAATTGATAACAAGGCGCTGCTAATCACAGCGCCGAACGCACATACTATACCTAACCACATAACAAAGAGCGCTATAGTTGAAGGCGGAGCCGTAGCCGTACACTGGGGGCTACCCGAGGCTACGCAGCTAGCTAAGCTTGGGTTCGACGGCGTGCCGTCCCCGATGTTACGCGACTATAAGTGGACAGGTAAGTACGCGCCGTTCGACCACCAGAAAGAGACAGCTTCATTCTTGTCAATCCGCAAACGCGCATTCTGCTTCAACGAGCAGGGTACAGGCAAGACCGCCAGCGTTATATGGACTGCTGACTACTTGATGAAGAAGGGCCTGATTAAGCGCGTACTGGTGCTATGCCCATTGTCGATCATGAAGTCGGCTTGGCAACGAGACTTGTTTACCTTTGCTATGCACCGCTCGTGTAGCGTAGCACATGGCGCAGCCCCCCAACGCAAGAAGATTATCGAAGCAGGGGCAGAGTTCGTCATTATCAACTTCGACGGGCTGGCTATCGTCAAGGACGAGATAATTGCAGGGGGCTTTGACCTTATCGTAGTGGACGAGGCAAACGCATATAAGAACGTGCAGACTAACCGCTGGAAGATGTTTGATAAGATTGTCCACGCTACAGACCCACGGCTTTGGATGATGACGGGTACACCTGCTGCCCAGTCTCCCATAGATGCTTACGGGCTAGCTAAGCTGGTTAACCCACAGGGTTGCCCTAAATACTTTACCGAGTTCCGCGCAGCAATCATGCACAAGGTTACGCACTTTAAGTGGGCCCCGAAGCCCCATGCGTCCGAGTATGTACATAACATACTTCAGCCAGCCATACGGTTTGAGAAGAAAGACTGCCTTGACTTGCCCGAAGTGACGCACGTGTCGCGGGACGCTCCGCTAACGACGCAGCAGAACAAGTACTACAAGATGCTAAAAGAGCAGTTGCTGATTGAGACAGCGGGCGAAGAAGTCAGCGCAGTCAACGCAGCTACGCAGATAAACAAGCTACTGCAGATAAGCGGAGGCGCGGTCTACACGGATACTGGCGAGGTGCTAGAGTTCGATGTGTCTAACCGCATCAACGTGGTGCTCGAAGTCATAGAAGAAGCCAGCCACAAGGTGCTGGTCTTCGTGCCGTTCACGCACACCATAGAGATACTACGGGCCAAGCTGGAGAAGGAAGGCATACCGTGCGGCGTCATCAACGGCAAGGTGTCACTGAATAAGCGCAGCGACATAATCGAGCGGTTCCAGACGCAGAAAGACCCGCATGTGCTAATAATCCAGCCACAAGCTGCCAGCCATGGTCTTACGCTAACAGAGGCAGATACTATCATCTGGTATGCGCCGGTAACCAGCGTGGAAACCTACCTGCAAGCTAACGCACGTATCGACCGTCCCGGCCAGAAGAACGCCATGACCGTGGTGCACATCAAAGGCAGTCCGGTGGAGGAGCGGCTGTACAGCATGCTAAAAAATAATATCACCAACCACCAGAAACTTATTGACTTGTACAAGGAAGTTATGGAAATATAGTATTTGACATTGTCAAAGCTAAGTGGTAACTAACAATATAACGTACCACTACAACGAAGGAGCACAAATATGGAAGACTTACCCGTAGACAAGCTTGTACGTGTCTACCGCAAGATACGCGATGCCGTGCAAGAAAAGGAAGACGCCCACAAAGCCGAGATAGCGGAGCTTAGGGGGCAGATGGACATGATTAGCGCCAAGCTTCTAGAAGTCTGCAACGCACAGAACGTCGATAGCCTACGTACCAAAGAAGGTACGATAACGAGACGCGCTGCTACCCGATACTGGACGAGCGATTGGGAGTCCATGTACAAGTTTCTTAAGGAGAATGATGTTATGCATCTTCTCGAACAGCGCATCCACAATGGCAACATGCGTAATTACCTAGAGGAGAACCCCGATAGCCTACCTATCGGCCTCAATGCAGATACTAAGTATGTGCTTTCGGTTCGTAAACCAACAACCAAGTGAGAGAAACAATGACCAATTTGACTATCTTCAAAAACCCCAATGCTGTCGCAGTGGCGTTGCCACCATCCAAGATGGGTACGCAGATTGCTTCGGGCATGGGCGGCTACAACCGCATCGCCACCAACACCAACGGCACGTTCAAGCGCATCGTAAACGGTGAGCAGGTTGGCAAGGCCATCCGTGGTGAGTTTAACGCCATCATCCTTGCTATGCTGGATAAGCCTAGCCGTAGCTTCTACGCTAACGACTATGACCCCGACGCCAAGGGCAGTGCACCTGACTGCTTCTCTAACCTAGGTGACAAGCCAGAAGCATCCGCCGCCAACCGTCAGTCCGCTAATTGCGCTAGCTGCCCTAAGAACATAGATGGTTCGGGTAAGAACGGTAAGGGTAAAGCCTGTCGCTTCAGCCGCAAGGTAGCACTGTTCTTGGACGGCGATGAGTCCGGTGATGTATATCAGTTCAACATCCCAGCTAAGTCGCTATTCGGTAAGGCTACTGGTAACGTCCTTCCGTTTGAGCAGTACTGCCGCCATCTGGTGTCAAACAATGCAGCGCCTGACCGCGTGGTTACTACGGTTGCGTACAACCTTGACGCAGAAACTATGGAGCTTAACTTCACTGCTGACCGGTTTATTGACCTAGATGAGTTAGCGCGTGTCAACGAGGCGCAGAACAACCCTGCCACTATGCGCTTGATTAGCTTCGACATGGCGAAGGCCACAACTACGGAAGAACCTGTCAAGCTTACAGCACAGCCGGAGCCAGAACCAAAGGCTAAGAAGCCATCCTTCTTGGATGACGACGATGGTGAGGACGATGAAGAAGAAGCATTGGCCGAACCAGTGAAGCGCCCTTCTAAAAAGGCTACTACCGCTGCCGCTGTTGATGCACCTACCGGCACACTTGCCGCTGTGGTTAGTGACTGGGCCGACGACGAAGAAGAAGACGACTGATGAGCGGCGGTTATAGTCTACGTATACAGGAAGCAAATGCCAAGGCGAGCAAACACAAGTTGGGTGTTCGTCTGGGTAGGCTCTGTATCGCGCAGGACATACCCGTAGCTGTGGTAGCCAAGTGTACAGGTGTAACGAGGCAAACAGTATACAACTGGTTCTGCGGGACTTCGGTCCCGCAGGGCAGTGCCACGGCGCTTATAGCTTCATACATGGCTAGTCTGGAGAGCTCTACTTCCTAACGGGGTAGAGAGTTTTTTCTTTTAGGAGTGGGCTTGTGACTTGCCCTATGGAGTGGTGTCTGCGTGGCAGAGGATTTTGACCTTTTATCAGCGGTGCAGCCCCAAGAGGGTTGGTACGCTATCGTCGGGCTAAGCCCCGACAGCAAGCAACAGGAGCTAGTAGAGACCCGTGAAGAGGCCGACGCATGGGCCAAGACGTTCCTCAACCAAGGGAAGAATGTATTTTTTGGTGTAGCTAAGTATACAGACGGTAAGAGCAGGAAGAAAGAAAACGTCAAGTCACTTAAGTCACTTTGGCTCGACATAGATTGTGGGCCAGAGAAGGACTACGATACACAGGAAGAAGGGTTAGATGCCCTTCGTAAGTTCTGCAAGACAGTCGGTATGCCTAAGCCCACCATAGTTAATTCTGGGCGCGGTCTGCACGTATACTGGACGTTGACTGAAGAAGTTACACGTGAAGAATGGGAGCCTGTGTGTCTAAGGCTGAAGGAAGTCTGCACCACTAAGGAGCTACGTGTCGATAACAGCTGCTTCGAAGCAGCGCGTATCCTGCGTATTCCCGGCACGTTTAACTTTAAGGGTACGGACCCCCTACGTGTAGAAGTCATAACGATTGGTAAGCCGACACCCATGCAGGACATACGTGACCTGTTGGGGGTAAAGGAGACGAAGGCGACACTGTTTGGTGACATGCCTACATTCGCACCTAGCCCGTTAGCTAAGCTTATACGTGCCAACATGGAGTCGAGCTTCACCAAGATTATGAACCGTGGTCAGAACGGGTGCAAGCAGCTTAACGCTAGTTACGCAGACCGCAGGGAAATATCTGAGCCACGATGGTTTGCTGCGTTGTCAATCGCCAAGTTCTGTAAGGACCGTGATAAGGCTATACACAAGTTATCCGCAGACCATCCTGACTATGACCCTGACAAGGTTGAGCAGAAGGTAACACACATAGTCGGGCCGCACACATGTGCGGAGTTCGAGAAACACAATCCCGGCGGATGTGCAGGGTGCCCGCACATTGGCAAGATACGCTCCCCTATTACACTAGGTAAAGAACTGAAGGAGGCAACTCCAGAGGACAACGTAGTTATAGAGGAAACCCAGCTTGGGGCAGTGAAGTACCATATACCCGAGTTTCCCTTCCCCTACGTACGGGGCAAGCACGGTGGCGTATGGCGCAAGGTTACACCCAAAGACGAGGAAGAAGGCGTCGAGGACGTTGTATTGGTGTATCCGTACGACATATATGTAGCCAAGCGTATGGATGACCCAGTCGAGGGGGGTGTAGCACTTATTCGTCTGCACAGCCCACAGGATGGCGTCAAAGAGTTCACGGTGCACAATTCAAAGGTGATGGACGGTAACGAGCTACGCAAGTTCCTCGCCTCTAAGCACGTGATGCTTAGCTCCAAGGTCGATTATGCGTACTTGGTGGACTTCATAGTAAAATCAGTAGCTCAATATTTTCACAACACAAAGGTAGAACAAATGCGCAATCAATTTGGATGGGTCGATAACGACAGTAAGTTTATTATAGGCGACCGTGAGATAAGTGCCGAGGGGACATACCATAGCCCCCCGTCGTCAGTCACCAAGGCACTAGCCGAACACATGACAGCTAAGGGTACGTTGGAGAAGTGGACAGAGGTGTTTAACCTGTACGGACGTCCGGGCCTTGAAGGGCATGCGTTCGCAGCAGCCACCGCCTTCGGTGCGCCTCTCTTGCGTTTCTCCGGTCAACGTGGGGCAATCATTAACGTGGTGCACCCCAAGTCAGGTACAGGTAAGACTACAGCCCTGCTTATGGCTAACAGTGTATACGGCGACCCAGCGGCGCTATGTGCCAAGAAGGACGACACGTTCAACTCGAAGGTATTTAAGATAGGGGTTTTCTGTAACCTGCATATCAGCTTCGACGAAATGTCGAACACAGAGCCCAAGCAACTAAGTGAACTCGCCTACTTGATTACACAGGGTACAGGCAAGGATCGCATGAAGGCGTCTTCAAACGAGCTTCGGGCAAACCTGACGTCATGGCAGACCATAGCACTGTGCTCGTCTAACCACTCGTTCTACGAGAAGCTTGAGATTGCCAAGGGGTCGCCTGATGGTGAAACCATGCGCATCATCGAATACAGCATCGACTATTCTGACGCGATTGACATCGAGTATGGCAAGAAGATGTTCGACCACCAGTTGCTTGAAAACTACGGGCATGCAGGTGACATCTACGCACGGTACCTGATTACGCACTATGACGAGGTGAAGGCGCTTTATGCTACGGTTCAACAGCGCATCGACTCCAAGCTTAAGCTAACACAGCGTGAGCGGTTCTGGTCGGCAACAGCAGCAGCTAACATAACGGGTATCTACATCGCCCTGCATCTTGGCCTGTGTAACTGGGACATTGCTGCCATCTTTAAGTGGACGTGCAAGATGATACTCAACCTACGCAACACGATGACACCGCCACCCGAAGGTGACCAGCAGATACTTGGTGAGTTTATGAACGCCCGTCTGGGTAACATTCTCATAGTTAATGACGGGGTAGACCGTCGCAGCAAGATGGTGGAAGTACCGCAGTTAGAGCCGTTGCGAGAGCTTATGATACGCTACGAACCGGATACTGCTAAGGTATACATAACTGCTAGCTCGTTCCGTGAGTATTGTGGGGCACGTAACATTGCTTACCGCTCGACCATTAACGCTATGAAAGCCAAGGGCCTGTACCTTGACGCAGAGAACAAGCGCATGTCAAAGGGCATGAAGGTCAACACGGTGCCGGTGCAGTCGCTAATCTTCGACGCTAACCACCCTGACTTTAGTGGCATTACGGACCTGTTCAATAACGCAATCACGGCTGTGAAGCCGGACGCCGACGAAGAGTGAAGGTAGCTGGGGTCAGCTACGATATAAACTGGCGCGCCTTCACCAAGGGCGCGTCACTGTTCTTCCCGTGCCTAGACCCAAAAGCCGCTAAGAAGGAAATACGCCCCGTGCTACGCAGACTGAAGCTAAAGGTAGTGTACCGGAGCGTGGTGGATACCAAATCTGGTATTAGGGGTTTACGTATCTGGAGGATGTGATTATAAACGTCCTCGGAAGATGCTCCTTCCGTTGGTTGATACTACCCCCGCTGGCCTACTCCCCAGCGGGGGTTTTTTATGGGCGGAACTTATCTGCCATACCGATATCTTTCTCTGCAGTCTTCTTCTCAAGCCGCATGCCCTGCACTGTGCGGCCCCGTACATCCGCACGACCCTTGAGTGACCGCATGATGGTCTCTTCGGTAATTATGAAGCTTGGGTCTGGGTACGTGCGGTTGAACGGAATAACCTCGTCGGTGATGAACTCCTGTAGTTGCTCCTTAGAAGTAATATCACCCTCACGTAGCTTCCTATCCAAGGTGGATAGCAGCTGGGTCTTCTCCGCCTTTATCTTTTTGTCGTTCTTACTACGAGTGATGTAGTAGTCCTGCCATCTAGCAAGACGCAGTGGTCGGAAGCCAGATATCGTGCGGAACGTATCCAACCCAGTGATATCGTTCTTATCTATAATGACATCACCCTTGCGGGTAACCACACCTTCGGCTTCCCCTTGCTCCGCTGCTACCCATGACCGAACAAACGCAGGTGCCATCTTCTTGATACCACCATACATATCGCCTTCAGCAAAGTTATCCTTTGCATTGAACGCCTGAATAAGCATCTGCCCACCTGCTACGTTAGCCAGCAGTGTTTTTATTATGCTGTCACCAGTGGAGTCACCTGCAACTGCTTCGCGGAACCACATATTCTTGAGGTCGAGTGATGTACGGCTAGACAGTTCAGTGTTCGATAAAGCGCCAAGCGGGCCGTGTATAAGAATGTCTGCCAACGACACGTCGCCAACCATCGGCTCTCCGAACTTATCCATCAACCATGCACGGAACATAATGTCGGAGTCGTAGGCGACACGTGGGTCAAGACCCATAAGCTTGCGCACATCCTCATCATCTTCTTCGTCAAAGCTTTCAGATAGCGCCAGTGCCATGACCGAGTACAGGGGCATACCTAGAAGGCCACCAAATACGCCAGCCATCATCAAGACGCCGCCTAGTTCCTTCATAGCGCCCGCACGTGCGGCCTTTGCTTCTGGTGAAGCTCCGGGGTACAACCCACGCCCGATATCTCGCATCGCGCCTACTAGGAACTTAGTCTGCAGAATGGGATGCATCTTGAAGAGGAACAGTGCACGAGACACATCGTTCTTCATTATGCGTGAACGTTCCCAGTTGGAGTAGTCACCAAGAGTATCGCGCACAGTATCTAGGGCAGTGGTGACTGCCTTATCAAACACTACCTTCTCAGGTGCGCCGGGGTTTTTAGCAGTCTCTGCCTTGTACGCTAACTCAAACGCCATGAAGTAGGCTGCTTGGCGTGAGATGTTTTCCAACCCTTGGAACATGACGCCCATGGCTTTACCTGTTACCGCAGCAGTTTCGGCAACGGTGCGCGCTGCACCCGTACGGTGCTTCTGTCCTGTTTCCCGCTCGTTCTGGATTAGTGTATCCTGCACGGTCTCAAGCACGTTGCGCTCCATACCTGCCGCCAGTGCCCTACGTAGAAGTTTACCTTCTTTGGTGTCAGCACTAACCAATTTAGAGCTTAGTATGTTGGGCATCAGGACATCAAGCGAGTCACCCACACCGGCTATCCCTGTGCGAGTGCTCTGCACCTTAGCTTTACCTAGAGTGTTCCATATCTTCATATACTTCAGCCACATGCGGGTGCCTTCCGCATACCCGTAATCCCGCCACAGGCGTGGCACCACACGTATCGGTATGGAAGTAAGCTGCAGCATCGCTGTCGCTGGCGCTGTCAGGTAGTAGAAGTAAGACGCACGGTTAAGGGCGTTAATAAACGAACTCTGCGGGCTTGGGTTTATCTCGTCTTCGGCACGCTGTTCTAATTCATATATAGCGGCTTTAAGTCTAGCCTGCTCTGTAGTTGGGCGGTCCGACACGTTGTCACGTGCCTCCTCGGTTTTTAAGCGTATGTCCCCGGCGTATGCCAGCTTGCTTAGTTGGTTAGCATAGCTGCTCGCTTGCGATGCAAAGTTCTGTAGGATATCCTGCTGGAACCCGACTACCTCTTGAGCATGCATGAACCGGCGGCGTACTGACCGTTCGGGGGTAGATAGCAACCATGTCTGGTAGATGCTGTCCGTCAGGTCTTTGAAGTCGCTGGCACCTAGTACACCACTTGAAGCAAACTCGGCCTTGGCTTTACCCACTAGGTCAAATATCTTCTTCATCATCTGGTCGTCAGTTTTTAATTCTTCCTGCAACTGTGCGACGTCGTACCCTATAGTAAGTACCCCATCGTTCTTCTCAGGGTCTATACCTAAGCGCTTAGCTATCGCTTTCTTCGCAGCTATTTGCTGCTTGGCAGTTTCGAACTGGTAGAACTCACGCTCCCGCGAGCCGTCCTTGGCAGCGGATACACGTATGTAGTATTTACCTGCCCGCATAAACGGAAAGTAGTCTTTGGTGAACAAGCTTGAGTCAAGATTGTAGAATATGTCGCCGCCCTTCTTGGATTCATCGGGGTTCATAACTTCCCGCATCATATCTGCACGTAGGTCACGCAAACGCTTGGCTTCTTTAGTACCGGCGATAGACGCAATCCGACCGTCTAGTAGTGCAAGCTCGGCTTCGAACATATCTTTGTAGTAGGAACGTATTTCCTTGTATAGCTTGTGCCCGTTCTTAAGCTCACCTAGCTTGTCCCACAAAGCATGTGTATCGCGGATACGACGGGTAAGTTCCGCTATCTGCTTCATCTGGTCACTGGTATTTTTGCTATCTATGGCTGTCTTAGATAGGTTCGCTACCAACTTCTTCATAGCGGTAGACATAGCTACCTTGTCACCCTTTACGGTGATTGCGTCTTTGCTCTGCATAACCAAGGCTTTTACCTCGGCTATTATACGGGCAGCTAACACCTTATCGTTGGCGTTCTTCAGTATGCGAGCTTCGACCTCCTTCATGGCAGGGTGATTAGCCAGTGCATCGTCAGCAGACTTGAAATCGTCGGGTGCCATTTCATTTATACGGGCAGTGCTCTGCGTCTGGGCCAGTAGTTGGTCTTTATCAGACAGAAGGAACTCGTCTAACTCCATACCAATTTGCTCTGCAGCTTTGAGTATGTTGGCCTTCATGGCAACCATCTTCTGCACCAACGTGTCAATCTCACGTATGGTGGGTATATCTGGGCCGAACCAGTTTAAGATGCCAGACGTCGGTATAGTCTTTAGCGTGGCCACCAAGGTAGGTGGTGCCATGGCCTCTAGGTTATCCTTTAGCCCACCGCCCCAGTCTTTCCAGCTATGCCCCTTAACAACCTGCTCTACACCTTCAGCTATGCCGTTAGTGGAGGTAGACTTCTGGGTACGGCGCATACCGGGACTTATACTAGCTTCAGCAGTTCCTATTTTCTCTTTGTTCTGCTTAGTGGTCTTGGGCCGTGAGTATTTTGTGGTAGGTGCAGCACCACCACGCCAGCCGTTAATATACCGCATGCCCTTGACGAGTGTGCTTTCCTGCGCACCGTTTACGACACGCTCGTGGCCTGCAGCCAGTATAGCTTCTACGTCCGCATCGCTGATTGCCAGATTGATACCCAGCCTACGTGCAAAGTTACGGATAATAGCTGCAATGCGCTTTAGCATTGTCGGCCTAAGCTGCCCATTCTCGGACATCTCGGCTAGGATTTCTTCTACTGCGCGGGCGGTACGGTTGGTATCCTGCGCATAGGCATCTGGGTTAGCAGCTAGCCACGCATCGGTATTGGCCCGTATGTTACCGTTGCTTTTATACAGTGCAGTCAGAGCGCTATCTAGCTCGCCACGGAACAGCTTCTCAAGGCCAACGTGGCCAAGAGCTTCATGGAACAGCACCGCCTTAGCACGCTCTACGGACTCAAGGTTGTCGGCAATTAGATACACTGTACCATCAGGGGCCACGAAGCCTTCTGCATTGGTAGCGTTATCTTGCATCACAGCCCGACGTACCTTAGCGTCAGCTATGTCGTTAACAGACTGGACTACCGTAACTACAGGTGGCCCCTTCCATACTGACACGATGGCATCTACCGCTGCACGTACCTTAGATACGTCTGTCTTAACTTGGCCCGGTTGCGCTTCACCCCTACGGTACTTAGATACACGGCCTTCGGCTATGTCGATTTTGGCTTCGCGTTGTTCGCGCTGCTCGGCACTGGTGTCTGCACCTTCCATCTCGCCTAGCTTCTGCTGCACCTTAGCGCTGCCCACACGGGATGTAGCGCCTTCGCGCTCAAGCTGACGGTTCTCTGCCATGGAGCGCAGCTTAGACCTGATCGGGTTCAGCATGCGGTTGTTTACTAGCTTAGTCAGCTTCTCGTTGGCGACGGCTAGCTCTGCTTCCGCTGCCTTGGCTTCAACACCTGTGGTGTTGCGGAACTTGGACATTGCTGCACGGGCTTCTTCTTCAGCCTTGGCAATGTTGTCCTGCGGACGACCATACTTATCGTATGCGTCGGGGCGTTCTATCTGACGAATAAGCTCGGTGCGCTGGTTGTTGTCTATCTCGCCACGCTCACGCGCAGCATCAATATCACGGGTAAGTTCCTGCACCATGGATGTAGCCACGGTGGGGTTCGCGGAGTCCGTCTCTTGAATAGATGTAGGGGGAGCAACGTATGGAAGAAGGTCCATCGCCTGTGCTTCAAAGTCCTGCAGGTTATCTGCGGCTGCAAACAACTCTCCGTCTGGACCTACAACCCTGTAAGGCTTCGGGCTGGTTGCATCAACCTGCACACTATAGGCTTCGTTAGCAGGGTTAGCGCGACGAATGGCATCTTCGATGTTTTTTACAAAGTCAGCCGTGTACTGCTCGTCTTTCGCTGCGCGTTCTTGCTGCAGCCTATCAAACTCATCGGCACGTGCCTGATTTTCCGCTTCGCGGTCTTCAGGTGCAAGCGCACCTTGCTCCAGTTTGCGCTGCTGGATTTCCTCAAACTTGTCGAGGCGGTTTTCTTCCTGTGTAGGCAGTGCGCCGAATAGACCTTCTTGGCCCGCAGCTTCTACCGTGCTCGCACTGGGTGGACGTCCTCTACGTGAGTATACAATGCCTGAAGGTGACGAAGCCGCCGCACTTAGGCGCTCAACGGCTTCTGCTTCGTCGATACCGTATTGGTCAGCAAATGCACGAACTTCATCTTCGTTTGCAGTCGCAGCAAATGCTGGCGTAATAGTGGGTTGGGTTGTGTTACGGCGGTACTGGGCGTTGACGCCACCAGTAGGGGGAGCGTTAGTATCCTGTGTTTCAGAGATTGGGGGAGTAAAATCAAACCGACCAACCGCTGCACGGATGCGGTCGATAGTGGCTTCGGGTTTATCATTTTTACCGATATCAAGCCCTAGTCCGCGTCCAATCGCATTTATTCTAGGTGTGTTGAACGGCACACCGCCAGCGTCAACGGCAGAAACAAGATCAATAGCTGCTTGCTCTATAGTAGATGGTTTACGTTGCTGTGGTGCACCTGCACCTGCAAACTCGGCCTCACGCATGCGCTGCATGGCAGCTTCTTCTTCGGTATCAACCGGAGGCGGGCCAGTAAAGTTAGAGCCTGTGCCTTCTTCGGCTGCTGCTTCAGCTTCTCCTTGTGCCATCCGTTCGGCACGTGCCCGCTCTAGTTCTGCAGCTTGCTTGTCAATAGCTTCTTTGGCGGATTTTAAGTTCTCGACAACTTGCGTTGCCTTCTCCAAGGGAAACCCGCGCTTGACGAATCTAGCTTCTGCTTCAGATATAGTTTGCTCGTCTGCATCTGCAGGCAGGGCGTCAAGTTCTTGGGCAATCTCTTCTGTGAGTATCTGACGGTTTTCCGCCTTTGCTGCACGTGCACCACCATAACCACCCAGAAACAGGGACGCGATGCCTTCGGACGCAGCCTGTCCAGCTACACCCCTAAACGTATCTACATCGAAGCCCTCGCGCTGCAGTGCTAGGTTCTGGGACAGTTTTTCCTGCCCACCTTGTACAGATTCTGGTACAGCTTCTACAACTGCACTTTTGGCAACACCACCCAGCACGCTCTTTCTGGCACCGACCTTTACGGCCTCTACAGCTTCACGCTCGGCTACCTCGGCGGCAACCTTCTTGACTACGTTATTACCTATGCTGCGAGCGAACTGCGGGCCAAAGCCAGTAGCCGAAGCAAGTGCGCCTATGGCACCACCAAGTGCAATCTGGTCTATATTCTTGCCGCTATACTCCTGCGCCTTCTCGGCGGCGGCAGCGGCGTCTTCTTCAGATGCACCGTTCTTTACGAACTCGCTGTATACCGCATCGTACACGGAACCTTTTATAGTACCTGCGCCTGACGCTGCGCCAAGCCCAGCCATAGTAGCTAGGGGTACGGCTCCTGTACCTCCGGTGGCAACACCCGCTGCGATAAACGGTGCCGCCGAACCTGCCACGCTGGCAATGCTCTCTAGTGGAGAGTAAGTGAACGCCCTAGCTGCAGCCTTTACTTCTTCCCAGACACCTTTGCCTTCAGCGTCTTTCTGGATTTTACTGGCGATTTCAGCATCTTCACGAGACCCAGCAGATTTCAAAGCAGCCGCTGCTTTAGCTACATAGTCAGCCGCATCGGATACAACATTGTCGGCACCAAACACATCTGCGATTGACTTGGTAGTGCCGCTTAAACCTTCGACCGCACTCAAGGGTATGTCTGCAATAGGCGCAAGCAATCCGCCTACTAGCGGGATATTTTCAATTGCGCTTGGCTTCTGCTTAGGCGTGGTCAGCCTGTTGAGGTCAAACCCGTTCTTCGTTAGCTTAGCATTAAGCTGTGCCTTAGTAATTCCTGCTGGTACGTTTCTTATAACTGTACCGTCGGGCATGCGTACATCAGGCATATATCAACCTTACTTTAGTGAACCGTAGTCCAGAGTATCTGCTGTGCCTCCTGTAGCACCGGTAGCGCCCTGTGGGAATAGGGTTCCCATATCGCCAGTGCCCCCAAACTCTTCTTTAACCTTAGCAAGCTGCTTTTCTGCAGCTATATATGCAAACTGCCTAGCTTGGTTTTCTGAATACCCTTTTCTTATTAGCACGTTATAGAACGTTTCTATAAACCGGTCTTTGGTATTTTCCTTATCTTTGCTGTCAGCCATTATCTTGGCTAGGTCGGCACCTATCTTTGACCTTTCGATGTCGAGCATAGCTCTCTTATATGCAACGTCTTCCTGACGGGCTGCGATACCTTCATTAAGAACAGCGGCGGACTTGTTAACGTCCACGCCCATCTGCATGGCTTCTATTTGCTCTTTACGGCTAAGGTTTGCTAGTGCAGAGCGTTCACGCTGCATTTCGCGTATACTCTTTTCCTCTGCATCTAGTCTCTTTGAAATGTCTCCGGCACCACCACCAAGACTTCCAAATATACTACCAAAAGTGCTCTTGTCCTTTGCATTAGCAATACGCTCTGAAAGATCACCTAGACCTGCGAAGAACGCATCTTTTTTGCCCTGTGCACGGCTCTCAGGAGACAATTTTTCCGCAAGTTCCTTACGAAGTTCAATGTCCTCTTCAGACTCTGCTGGCATCAAGCTTTTAATTAGGTCGATATTACCACGTAGGTTCGTAGGTAGGCCGTAGACGGTGTCGTCTCCCTGCGCAGCATCTACAAGTTCTTCGCCCCCAGCGTCTTTCGACCCTGAGTACCGGCGTAAGATATCCTGCTCATACTTGCGTGTCTTAGCTCCATGCCCCTTTGTGTTAGGCCCAGCAAAGTGGAATGCTCCGGCTTTGCCGATATCACCACCACCAAATTCAATTGCGTCTTGTAGCTGCGCTGTTCCTAGCGCGTCTTGGTAGGCACGGCCTTCTTTGCTTCGACCCTTATTACCTTGCAGTAGGTCGGGGCGATAGGGGAGACCGAGTCGTTCGGCTAAAGCGCGAGCAGTTGGTGGCATGAACTGATACGCACCTAGTGCGCCACTACCTTCAGCATTAGCTACACCGTAGTCGCCACCGCTTTCTTGGGCTATGATGGCTTTGCGGAAGCGTTCAAGGTCGATACCGCCACCTCGGCCAAATGCAACCATACCGCCACCTGCATAGCCCTCGTCAAAGCCACCGCTACTGGGCTCATCAAACATAGTGTCAGGTACAGGTAGTTCAGAAAGACCACCGCCAGCCATATATGGAGGCACCATGCCACCTTCAGCCATACTAGGCATCTCTTGCGGCATACCCATTTCTTGAGGCGCAGCCATTTCTTGAGGCGGCATTTCCTGTGGCGGGGGACCCATTTCTTGAGGCGGCATAGCCGCAGCTTCTGGAGTAGCACCAAGACCTGCAGGGGCACCCATAGGGGCACCCATAGGTGGCGCAGGGGGAGCAGGGGGAGCAAAGACCTGTTGGGCCACAGTCTGCTGGGGTGTAGCTTCAGTCTGCGCAGCCGACCGCATACGGTCAATAAACATACCTGCTAGCGTGCCCGCAGTAGGGTCAAGAATACCCATCTGCATAGCTTCAGCTATCTTCTGTTTGTTGCCGCCGTAGTCCTTGGCTATCGCTTCAGGAGACTGTATGGTAAACGGTTTAGTTTCCACTTTAAATTACTCCCGCCCTGTTAGCAGTATTGTAGAGAGCAGCTGCGCCGAGACCGCCACTAACTAGCTGCGAGCCTAGCGAAGCATTGGGAGCGTAAGTTGTGCTAGTTGTATTCGGTGTTACTGGCACACCGCGTAGCAAGCTGCTGTACTGCTGCATCTGCTCCATCGGATAATCACGCTGGCGCAGGAAGTCTTGATACGCCGTGTCTAGGTACTGCTGGTTCATCGCTTGCTGCTGCGCAGCTGTACCCTGCTGCATACCCAAGCGGGCTTGGTCGGCTTGCGACTGCGCCGAACCAATATTAGCAAGTGTCTGACCCATCTGACCGGCTTGCGCCAGCCCTGCAAGCCCCTGCTGCGAACCAAACTGACGAGACTGCTCACCCATACGTTGAGTATCAAGCCCTGCCTGCTGGTTAGCCAGTGCAGCGCGCATCGCTTGCTCTGAGTTAAGTCCTTGCGTCTGAAGTTGGGCTGCGAGGTTTTGCACGTTAGCCTGTGACTTAGCATCAAGGTTAGCAAGAGCGGTTTTCAAACCGACGTCAGTGCCAAGTTGCTGGACGCCAAGTTGAGCCGCCAAGTTCTGCTGCTGCGCTGTCATAGTCGCGCCACGATCACGCTCAAACTGAGCCTGTGCGTTTTCAAACGCCGATTGCGAACCACGTGCTTGGATGTCACCTAACTGCGTACCTAGATTACGCTCACGCTCGAGACCAGCAAGAAGCTGGCGGCTACCACCATATGTGCCCTGACGAGCAGCGCCGAGGTCTTGCACAATCTGCCCCTGCCGCGCATCGCGGACGGCTTCGCGCTTCTGGGTATCTACTACGTTCTGCATGTACGGCGACATGTACTGGTTGGTTTGCTGCTGTCCGAACTGGTCGGGAGCTTGCATCTGGAACGTCGTCAGATTGGGGTTGTAGTTAGTCTGCGCCGCTTGCATACTGGGCGCATTAACCTGCTGTGCATTCACCTGTTGGAAACCAAATTGGCCGGGAGTATACTTCCCCGCCTCCAAAGAACCAAGACCCGCAGCGGTAGCAAGCGTGCTAGCATTGCCGAACTGTCCCGGTGTCTGCATACCTAGGATATTCTGTTGGACTCCACGCTGCTGCTGCGTGAAATCAGCTATGCGCTCTTGACCGTAGGGTTGGTAGTCAGTTGTTAGCGTCGTGCCTGCCCGCTGCATCAGCCCTTCGAAATAGGGGCGTGCGTATTCGGGGAGGGTTGACTGAGTAACCTCCGACTTTTGTACTTGATTGCTACCGCCACCACCGCCCATATTACGCTCCTAGTCCTGCATCTGCGACCGGCAATTCATATACCTGCCAAAGTGCTTTATATCCATCGTCTTTAAAAATCTTTGACCAACCGATCCTACCAGAAGATTCGATCCGTTCACAGTCATTATCGTGCGCCCAGTGCTGCAACATTTTAAGCATAGGAGTTTTCCATTCCATACCTTCATCACCTGCGCAAAATACCATATCAAGGCATAACATACGTGGGTACTGCTTAAAGCAGGTTATTGTAATACCTTTTATCTCTTCGCCTGTAAATGCAACCCAGAGATGATGGTCATACTGCGTAACCGAGTCGAGGATATCTTCAGGCTCATACCGACCAAACGTATACTCCGCAGCTTTACTCAAGTGTGGGAAGATGCGAGGCCATAACTCACTCACATGTTCGGTAGGAATTAAAGTAACTTGCATTATGCAAGCCCACGCCGCACTTTAGTATCTTCTCCACGGTCCGCTTTCTTGCGGGCTTTGTGCGCCTTGTTCATAAGTGAGTACAGCTTGGCAGTGCCCTTCTTCGGGTTGCCGCCGCCTAAGCGCTTAACTGCCTCTGGCGGGAATAACACTTCGTCGCGGGCGACACGTGCTTCCTGCTTACCACCGATACGTGCTTTAATGGAGTCGCTTACCCCGTCACCGGGCCCTTGCAGGGGGCGTCCGCCCATACGAGACAGAAGCTCCATACCTGCATTGCTGCTGCCGTTACCAAGCTCTGATACAGTGCGAGCATCAACGACAAAAGAGCCGTTCTTCATATCTACTTCACCGCCATCGGCGTAGCCCATGTCTTGTTGGGGGTCTACCATATACGGAGTGAGTATCTGGTTGTAGCGGTTCTGGCCCTTCTTAGCGTTAGGGTTCAGGACATTTTGTAGTATGGGTGTGCCCCGCGCAGTGCTGGAACCCGGCTGTACGACTTGGCCCTGCATGTTATAAACTTCAGGCATACCTACGTCGAAGTAGCGACGCTCCTTGGACGACTTAAGAAGGTCTTCGGTGTTGTCTGCGAAAGTAGCATTGCGCTTCTGCGCAGTGTACGGACCAGCATAGGAATTATCTATGACGCCGTCATCACCCATAGTGCCTTGTTTTGGGGCCATTGCACCGGAGATACCACTCGTAATGCCTGAAACACCCAACATAGGAGCAGCTTTAGAGATAATGCCCGGAGTACCAGCAGGTAGACCTGCACGTGTAGCTTGAGCGAAGCGCGAACCTAAGCCGCCTGTGAACTCTGCGCCTTTCATTACCGGAGGTGGCATATTGCCTACAGAGTTAGCGAACTGCCGAGCAAACTCTGGGCTGTTTATAGCTGCCTGCATAGGGTTAACCGCCGTAGGCGCTACGGTCGGTGCAGTTAATGTAGTAGCCCCCGGACCACCAGCAATGCCGGATGCTGGGATGTTTACTGTTGGTGTTACTGGTGTATTAGCAAGATTACCAAGAGTATCAGGAGTGACGGCGACTGGCGCAAGCTGCGCTGCCGGTACAGCAGCACCAAGACCCATATTAGCACCAAAGAAACCAGCTTTGTCGCCAAGTAACCCAGCTGCGTTGTGTGAGATAGAACCACCAACACCAGCCATACCAGCCATACCAGCACCACCAAAGGCACCGAGGCCAGCCATCAAGCCCTTCTTCAAGCTACCAGTACGTGCGAACTGACCTGCGCCTACGATACCAGCAGCAAGGGGAGCACCGACGCCAGTAGCCGCTAGGGCTGCGCCAAGAATAGTTGGGAGAAGTTTGCCAAGCCAGCCAGCTTCAGGCAGACCTGTTTGCGGGTTAATAGTAAGTGAGCCGCCATGTGCCATAGCCAGACCTTGAAGGCTGTTAACCTCGTCTGGTGTCATGTGGATAAGCATAGAGTCTTCGCCGCGACCTTGCGACTGCAACTGCTGCGCCATAGGGTTTTGAGCCACATTCAGCCCACCCTGCGTAGGAAGACCACCCGTAGTGCCGGGTATGGGTGTGCCTAGCTGTGGGGGGTTGCCCATAGGTGAAGCTGCGTTGTAGTCCATTATCCCTTATCCCTACCTTATCACTACGCTTATAGCGGCAATCTGTTCAAAACTAAACACCATTCTTACGTGGCCTTCGATACAAAGAACGCTTCGACAATAGCCGAAGGTGTACCCGGATGTGCAGGTGTTACACCTGCTGAGTACGCAACTGCTGGAAGATGCTCCATAACTACGCTTGTGCTGGTTGTGTGCCACATAACTTCGACCCATACGCCCGCTGCCTCTGCATAACCACTAAATGGTGTAACCGCGATAAGGTAAGAGGGTGTGCCTGAAGATTTGCGGGGCGGTATTGTAAACCGGCTGTTTGAGTTAGCGACATCCGTTGTGGTGGTGCCGTTGTTGTACCGGAACCATACGTCTACTTCTTGGGTGTCATTCGTCGTGTTCTTAAACGCCAAGCTATATATCAGCATATAGATGCCGGGGGCGGCAAAGGTGATCCGCGTGTTATTAACGCCTGTTATAGATATATCATCGGTAAACGACGTCACTTCTAACTTAACTGGGTAAGCCACATCAACGGCTGCTGCTGACTGGTCAACTAAACTAGTAAACTGATTATGTGGGAACGTCAGACCGATGCCGCTTCCGTAGAAGAAGTCCGCTGTGTATTTCTGCGCATTGTTTGGGGTGCGCGAGTCTAACTGCGAGAAGTAGTTTTCTATAACGCGAATAACCTGCCGTATATACTGCGGGTCGTAATGTGACGGTGGGTTAGGTAGTGGAGCGGCTTTGAATCTATCTAGTGCCATTAGCGTTTACCATCTTCACGGGCATCCAAGCGCGGGGCACCCAACTGCCACTGCACACCAAGATTTTCAGACTGGATTTTAAGCGCCATCTGGCGCGCACGGGCACGCAGGAAGACCTGATCGGTGTACTGGTCTACCGAAGTCTCGATGACAGGCTTTGAGTCCGCCACGTTGTTAGAAAGCGCAGAACCGGGGAAGTTACGCGAGCGGATTTGCATGGTGACACTAGCATCATTAGCTATGGACCCGCTAAACCCAACGTCAGGAATAATGCGTCTGCAAAGCATAAACTGGTCGCCATCAGCCAAGTCGAAGTCCGACGACTGGATATAGGATAGCATTGGATCAGCATCATCGTCGATGCCGTCCTCGTGGTTGTAAGTCTGCCCCGCTGAGAAATCAGAGAGTGGTGTGTTTGCGGCCTGTGGGTAGCGGCGCAGTGCTGTATCTAACCAAGCGGTGCGCTCTATTGTTCCATAGTACCAGATGCGCTCAAGGTGGTTATAGACCACATAGGCATTGTTATAGTCGCTATCACCTGCTGGGTAGAACCACCAGACTTCGTTCCATTGCTCGTTGGTGCCGCAGATAACCTGATCGGACTGAGAGATGTTAATGTTCTGGAACACGTGATTGCGCAGTGTGCATGGTAGCGTTTCGACGCGCCCGGTATAGGCATAGAACTTATCTTGGCCCATCCAGTAGGTAATGTTAGCTGCCGTTGTCACCGCACGTGATGAGATGATGGAGATATTGTCAGCATATTCCTGCAAGCCGAACACGTCTGTCGTGCCGAGGAATTGGAGCGTGAACAGGTGGCTATCCGTCCAGACCAAGATTTCCTGACGTGATGGCATAGCGCGTACGATGCGCGAGCCACGCGATACCCGGATGTCCCCTGCGGTATTGGTCGGCTGCGGAATCCAGTCTTCAGGAGTGTCTTGGTCAGCCCAACGGATAAGCATCGGGTCGAAATCGTCAGGGTTCGTTGAGCCAAACGGCACAGCGCCAAAGGCAATAAGATGCCGGTCTTGCTGAGACACGAGCAACTGCATAATCTTAACTGGTACTGCTTCTGCATATTCCGTAGGGGTATAGACAGGCGCGCTGGTCGCCGTAGCCCAGTCAAACGCATACTTCTGTAGCGTAATAGCCCGCGTGGCAAGCGCCGTGCCCGGATCGGGAGTAGCACCGCGAACCCACCAGTAACCAGCCCCATTGCGGATATTCATGACGAGGTCGTTATCGAAGTTATCGAACCACCAGTCGCGCTGCGGGAAGAAGACCGGCTCAGTCGAACCAAGACCCCAAGCCCCACGCGACCACGTGCCTGTACCCCAACCATAACCTTCTGTGGTAATTGGATATCCGGGGCGGATTTCGAAGTCGATGATAATAACAGTACCGCCTCCACCAGAGACGTTTGAGGTGACCGGACTTGTAACAGGGATCGTGAAAGTCAGGCCAGTAACCACAGTAATCTCGTGGTTGCCGTTAATCTCGTCCGCAGGCACACCACCAATAGTGCCGGTTACACCTGAGATTTCTACGAAGTCACCTGTTTCGGCAAGGTGTGCCACCGGTAACTGGATGGTTACCACATTAGGCGCAGTGGTATCTGTGTAGACGCAGTTGTCAGTGTCCGGTGTGTCAAGCGTAGGGTCAACCAGACGCAGTGGGGTGATGTTATTGTAGTAGCCACCATTCTCGATGAAAACCTTCTGATGCGTACCAAGCGCCATGAGGTTATCGGAATAGGTCGTGACCCAGTTCCACATCTGACGGCACACGCCTTGGAATTGAGCAGACGTAGCTTTCTGCCAGCCACCAATCTTCTCTGGATATCCAGAGCGGAAACGTATTTTGTCGCACTCGCGCCAACCGCCCTCGTTCGAGTAGTCGGTCTGGTCGCGGTTTACACCGGGCTTAAACTGGAGCTTGATGAATGGCATCTATTAGCTCCTACTGCTGACTAAACTGGAAAGTGACGTAGCCGCTCGCACCACCAGCGATTATCTGGTACGCTTGTCCCGGCGTAACCGAAACAGAAGAAGCACTAGTTATAATTTGCGGTTGCCCTGCCGACGTCGTGCCTGCTGCGGTGCGCCCAAAGGCGGAGGATGGGGTGCCGGGAAACTCGCCGCCGGGGGTATAAACGAAAAAGCCGATACCCCATTCAACGGGAGGTTGGCCCGGGCCACCTACTGGGCTACTGCTACGATTATCCCACGGGCCGAGAACGCGTTCAGCTACACCATTAGCGAGGTAAGTTTGGGGGTTACTCGGCTGCGTAAAATAACCACCCGTAGAAGAATTCCAACTTAGCAATAGCGGGTCAAGAGTTATGTACCGGTCTCCGGTACCCCCTGAGTTAGCTGCCGCTAGGACGCCGTCTGCATACGCCCCTGCCTGCGCATAAGTGTAGAACGCACCGGGTGAGCCCGGTTGATCGGAGCTGGGTACGTAGGCAGCTCCGTAAACAGTATTGTACACATAATCTCCGGGGACCTCGGAATACAGACCACCAGCAACCTGAAGGTTAAGAATCGTAGACACGCCAGTAGGCGCAGTCCATATGCTACTGGTACCAGCGCCAAACGTAACCGTTTGAAAAACAGGAGGCGGTCCCGGAGGTGGTGGAGTCGGGGTCGGCGGAGGAGGCGGAGGAGCAGCCGAAAAGGTACCAGCCCCTCGTGCGCTTGCTACTCCACGTGTGACGATTGTCGGCACTGTGCGCTCCTTAGACGAACTTAGTCAGCGATGCAAAGACCGTATAGGCTGCGCTACCCGTCTTCACAATGGTATATGTATAAGCGTCAACACTCGAGGTGTTGCCTACGACAGGCGCACTATTCTGCCATTTGGGGGTGACGGTCACACCGTCAACTTGAAAGACATTATTGTAATACCCTACGGTGCTGATGGTAGCAAAGACCGCAATAGTGATCGCCTGCCCCGTAGAAAGCAGTGAGTTGATGGTCGTACCGCTATTACCACGTACATTAACCGTCCAGTTAGCCGATGCGTTACCGGTATAGTATAGTACCGACTGCGTAATCGCGTCGATAGTCAAAGTGCCACTCAGACCCGAACCTACAACTGTGGCGGTTTCAATAGCATAAGCCAGCGGCTGGAGCGACGTAATGTCCGTGTTAGTCCCAGACTTAGCTGCGCTCAGGTTAGACCGTGCACCCGCAGCCGTGTTTGATCCTACGCCGCCAGAGGTAAGGGCAAGAGGCGTTCCAAGTGTAAGCGATGTCAGGTGCGTCGTAGCGTCCACCACATTCACGCCGTCATTGTAAACCCACATAGTCTTGCCAGTAGGCACCGTGATGCCAGTGCCCGCAGTCGTCTTAACCACCACGCTGTCTGCACAGGTGTTGTTGACGATGTAGACCTTCTCAATGCTGGGTACGACCAGATTGCGTGTCGAGCCGCCAGTGGTGCCGATCAAGTTCAAGCGCAGGTTACGTGCGGTCTGCGTCGTGTTTGCATTGGAAAGAGTAAGTGTGACGTTGCCACTAGCAAAGGTAACATCCGCTGAACCGACAATAGCTTCTTCAAGCGCAGTCCCAAGGTTGACATTTGTGACGTTACCCCACGTGGCGAGGTTCTCGCCAGTGGTCATTAACTGGATTTTGAGATTGCTATATGTGCTTGACATCTTCTTTCCTTACGTCGGTATCTGAGTCCAGATTACTGTGTTACCACCACTGACCTGCATCTGTGTACCTGCTTAGGTGTCATCAACCACCTGCCAGTTTGGTATTTGCGTATCGGGTATAGCAGACCAATCTGTACTTTGCGAGCTAATAACAACCTGCCAACTTGGGTCCTGTGTGTCATCAATCGTAACCCAAACACCCGCCTGAGAGTCATCTATAGGCACCCAGTCTGGGTCTTGTACTGGAACGATTGGGTTCCAGCTAGGTACTTCTACAGTACCGATAGAGCCATTGGCTGAAACACCAGTTACTGAGTAGCTAGAACGGGTTGTAGTTGTGCCGATGAAGCCGTCGGCTGAAACACCCGTAGGCAGTGCGTTGGCTTTACCTGAAACCGTAGTTGTACCGACGAAGCCGTCGGCTGCTATGCCTGTGACTGAGAAACCAGTTCCTAGTTTAATCTCAATTGTGCCGACGAAGCCGTCGGCTGCTATGCCTGTGACAGGCACGTCGGCTTTAGCTAAGACCTCAGATGTGCCAACGAAGCCTTCGGCTAAGACGTCTGTAACATCTACGTTTGTATTGAACCGCTGGTCGGTTTCCACCCCTGAGAAGGGCACGACTGAGAAGCCTGAGAAACCTAAGAGGGCCGTGTTGTCTACGTTGCCTACGGCCTCACTAACATCACCAATGAAGCCGTCGGTTGCTACGCCTGTTAGGGTAGTGCTGGCTTTACCCGAAACCGTAGATATGCCGATAAACTCATTGGCTGAAACACCCGTAGGCAGGGCGTTAGCTTTAGCTGAGACCGCAGATGTACCGATTAACCCATTGGCTGCTACGCCTGTTACCGGTACGTTAGCTTTAGCTAAGACCGCAGATGTACCGACGAAGCCGTCGGCTGCTACGCCTGTGACAGGCACGTTGGCTTTAGCCAAGACCGCAGATGTGCCAATGAAGCCGTCGGCTGTTACGCCTGTTACTTGGTAGCTGAACCTAAACGCAACCGTGCCGACGAAGCCGTTGGCTGCTATGCCTGTTATGGTAGTGCGGCCTTTAGCCGAGATCGTAGCGGTGCCAACAAAGCCGTTGGATGCTACGCCTGTAACTGAGAAACTAATTCCTAGTTTAAATGTAGGTGTGCCAACGAAGCCTTCGGCTGCTACGCCAGTTAGGGTAGTGCTGGCTTTAGCTGAGACCGTAGATGTGCCGATGAAACCATTGGCTGCTACGCCTGTGGGTAGTGCGTTGGCTTTAGCTAAGACCGCAGATGTGCCAATGAAACCATCGGTTGCTACGCCTGTGATAGGCAAGTTGGCTTTAGCCGAGATCGTAGCGGTGCCAATGAAGCCGTTGGCTACTACGCCTGTGAGTAGTGCGTTAGCTTTAATTGAGATCGTAGATGTACCGACGAAACCTTCGGTTGCTACGCCTGTGACTGAGAAACTAGTTCCCAGTTTAAATGCAGGTGTGCCAATGAAACCATCGGCTGCTATGCCTGTGACAGGCACGTTGGCTTTAGCTAAGACCGTAGATGTGCCAATAAAGCCATTAGCCGAAACGTCTGTGACATCTACGTTTGTGTTGAATCGTTGGTCGGTTTCCACCCCTGAGAAGGGCACGACTGAGAAGCCCGAGAAACCTAAGAGGGCCGTGTTATCTATATTGCCTAAGGTTTCGCTGACATCCCCAATGAAGCCCTCGGCTACAACACCTGTGAGTGGTACGTTGGCTTTAGCAAAGACCGTAGATGTGCCAATGAAGCCGTTGGTTGTTATGCCTGTGAGTAGTGCGTTGGCTTTAGCTGAGACCGTAGATGTGCCAATGAAGCCATTGGCTGCTACGCCAGTTAGGGTAGTGATGCCTTTGGCCGAGATCGTGGCTGTGCCAATGAAGCCTTCGGCTGAAACACCCGTAGGCAGTGCGTTAGCTTTAGCCGAGACCGCAGATGTGCCAATGAAGCCGTTGGCTAAAACACCCGTAGGCAGTGCGTTAGCTTTAGCTGAGACCGCAGACGTGCCAATGAAGCCACCGGCTGCTACGCCAGTTAGGGTAGTGCGGGCTTTAGCTGAGACCGTAGATGTGCCGATAAACCCATTAGCTGCTACGCCAGTTAGGGTAGTGCTTACTTTAGTCGAGATTGTAGCGGTGCCAATGAAACCATTGGCTGCTACGCCAGTTAGGGTAGTGCTAGCTTTAGCTAAGACCGCAGTTGTACCAATAAAGCCGTTAGCTGAAACACCCGTAGGTAGGGCGTTGGCTTTGGCTAGAACTGTTTCGTTACCGATGAACCCGTTGGTTGAGACGCCTGTTAGGGCAGTGCGGGCCTTAGCTGAGACCGTAGATGTGCCGATAAACCCGTTGGCTGAAACGCCTGTTACTCGGTAGCTAAACCTAAACGCAACTGTGCCAACGAAGCCGTTGGCTGCTACGCCTGTGACAGGCACGTTGGCTTTGGCTAGAACTGTTTCGTTACCGATGAACCCAGTAGCTGAAACGCCTGTGACAGGCACGTTGGCTTTGGCTAGAACTGTTTCGTTACCGATGAACCCAGTAGCTGAAACGCCTGTGACAGGCACGTTGGCTTTGGCTAGAACTGTTTCGTTACCGATGAACCCATTGGCTGCTATGCCTGTGACGGATACTCGGGCTTTAGCTAAGACTGCTTCATTACCAACGAACCCATTGGCTGCTACGCCTGTGACTAGGTAACCAAACTTAATCGTAACTGCGCCAATGAAGCCACCGGCTGCTACGCCTGTTAAAGTAGTTCTGGCTTTGGCCGATACCGTAGATGTACCGACGAACCCGTTGGCTGCTACGCCTGTTACTCGGTAGCTGAACCTAAACGCAACTGTGCCAATAAACCCATTGGCTGCTACGCCTGTGGCGGATACGCTTACAGATACATTAGGTAGAGTACTAAACGGTGTAGTAGAGAGGGGAGTAAAGCCAAACATACTATAGCTCCCTCCCTAAGCTGCGGTTAGGTAAATACCATACAGGGTGGTAAATTACCCGTTAGTTGCGCTGCCGATTGCGTTACGCATCGTCATGCCGAGGATAGCCGTAATAGCTATCTGACTTGCTTCTATAGCAGAGGCATCACCAACAAGAAAGCTGGCAATAGCGCCAATGACGCCAAGGGCACCGACGATATAAGTCTTTTTACCTTTAAACTTACCCATAATCATTCTCCCGTTTCTTTAAGCCATGCCGCCACATCAAATGATGGGCAGGCTTTTCTAGTACCGGGCCAGTCGCGGTGACCGCGAATGATAATGCCCGGATAGCGTCCCTTATACGTCCTAATGAGTGTAAGGAGCGACTTCTTTTGTGCATCTGTACGGGTATCTTTAGGTTGTTTCATACCCTTATCCATACCACCAATGTAGCAGATGCCAATGTTGCCTGTGTTTGCGTTGCCTACATGCGCACCTTTTTGGTCATCGCGCAGCGTACGGTGCATAGAGCCATCAACCTCAATAACCCAGTGGTAGCTAGTCTGGCCGAACTTAGCCTTGTCCCACTCTGTAACCTGCTCATGCGTAACATGACGCCCTTCTGGCGTAGCCGCGCAGTGGATCGTGAGATATTTGACAGGACCTAGTTTTGCCATCACTCAGCAGCTTGTGGCTCAACCCAATCTGGGTTCAGCGCCCAATCAGTACCGTCGAAGGTATACTTGTTACCAACCCAATCGTCGGGGGCAGTAATACCTTCGTATATGGTTGCAGTGCTGGCGTTAAGGTCAGCGATTATGAACTCAGCCGGATCGCCAACGACGATGGTGTCCTCATTCAATACAACGACTTCTGTATCATCGAGCAGATACTTAGAGAGGTTAGTAGAATTTTCAACGATGGTTTGCATGGGCTTATCCTTTTACAATAATCTTGCTTGCTGCAACAGCTGTGCCAGCAAACACGGATGGGCTATCCGCCGTCAAGCCTAGCGCTCCGGTAGTTTGTACGAAATAAGACTGTCCCGGTGTGAGGCCAGTCTGCGCATCATCGACAGCGCCCACTACTTGGACAGTAGCCGTTTGGCCGTTCGTATAGGCACCGTTACTGAAGCCGATAAAGTTTTCAGCGGTGAGGTTGGTGCCCTTGACTGTTCCGACGATAGCAGTACCAAAGCTGGAGTTGCCGGCGTCTTGATAAGCTATGACTACTTTTTGAGAAACGCTGTCGTAAGTGGCGGAAATGTATGGGGTAGTTGCGCTCTCAAACACAACCACAGTACCAAAACTGATGCTGGTGCCACTGACTGTTCCGACGATAGCAGTACCAAAGCTGGAATTGCCAACGTCTTGATAAGCGATGACTACTCGTTGACTAAAGCTGTCGTAGGTGGCGGAAATGTATGCGGTACTTGCGCTCTCAAACACAACCGCAGTACCAAAACTGATGCTGGTGCCACTGACTGTTCCGACGATAGCAGTACCGTAGTTGGAGTTGGCTACGTCCCGATAAGCGATGACTACTCTCTGAGCGTTGCTGTCGTAGGTAGCGGAAATGTATGCGGTACTTGCGCTCTCAAACACAGTAGCAGTACCGAAACTGATGCTGGTGCCACTGACTGTTCCGACGATAGCCGTACCAAAGCTGGAGTTGCCAACGTCTTGATAAGCGATAACTACTTTTTGAGAAACGCTGTCGTAGGTAGCGGAAATGTCAAGGGTGGCCGCGCTCTCAAACACAGTCGCAGTACCGAAACTGATGCTGGTGCCACTGACTGTTCCGACGATAGCAGTACCAAAGGCGCTGTTGCCGTTGTCCCGATAAGCGATAACTACTTTTTGAGAAACGCTGTGGTATGTGGCGGAACTGTAGAAAGTGGCCGCGCTCCTAAACACAACCGCAGTACCAAAACTGATGCTGGTGCCACTGACTGTTCCGACGATAGCAGTACCGTAGTTGGAGTTGCCGGAGTCTTGATAAGCAATAACTACTCTCTGAGCGTTGCTGTCGTAAGTGGCGGAAATGTCAATGGTGGCCGCGCTTTCGAACACAACCGCAGTACCAAAACTGATGCTGGTGCCGCTCACCGTACCAACGATAGCAGTACCGTAGTTGGAGTTGGCTACGTCCCGATAAGCTATGACTACTTTTTGAGAAACGCTGTCGTAAGTGGCGGAAATGTATGTGGTATTTGCGCTCTCAAACACAGTCGCAGTACCGAAGGTCGGGCTTGAAAAAACGACTATGCCTGCCACGCTCACTGTTCCGTCAGTATTAACGATAACCGTTGAGCCGTCTGCCAGCGTTCCAGAAGCGACAGCTTGAAACGCGGGGCCGCCTGCTGCACTCGTCCATGCCGTGCCATTGCTAGTAAGGACGTTACCTGCTGTGCCGGGTGAAGTTAACCCAGTGCCGCCATTAGCGGCAGGCAGTGTGCCGTAGCCATCCGAAATAGCCTTACCAGCAGGATAGGTTACAAAGACATCCTTGGTACCTGCGGAGAAGGTAACCTTGGTCGTACCACCTGCACTTGATGCGAGCACCGTATCGCGGGATAGTGTTGTACCCGAAGCCGTGTAAGTGCCGATACCAACTTCCCACTCCGAACCTGCCGTAATAGTATAATACGTAGTATTGCCGTTACCGATAGCCGTGCCAAACGAAACATACCCGATAGGGGCCGTACCACTAAGCGTGATCGTGCCCGTACCAGTTGTCGTAGTTGTGTCCTTGACACGGTCTGCGAGAATAAGTGGCATTACATAGGGTTCCGTAGTTTATATTATGGCTGGCTATCGGCTACGCTACTAATGTTATTAAGCTTGACCAATACGAATAATTGCGTTCGCAGCATCAAATGCTGGGAAAACGATGGTGAAATCGCCTGCCGTCGAAGTCTTATCCGAACCAAAGTCCAGTACACATACCGCAGCGTTCGTCAGCGTGGTGTTCGCGTTCGAGTTAGCAGACGGCGTGGTATTATAAATAAGAGCGCCGCGAGCCGTAACGGTCGCATTGGTGAACGTAAGGTCGGTAAAGTCAGTGAAACCCGTACCATTGGTAGTCGTTGAGTTAGTTGTACCGACACCGGTACGCGTCAGCGTGCCGCCACCAGCCGTGTAGTTTGTGCCGGTCACTTCGTTGGTAGCCGAATAAGCCGTCGTGTTTGCATCAATCGTAGCTGAAGAAGTGTACATGGCTAACTTGAAAGTGTCGCCACCTGTTACACGAAAGTCGTGTACGGCGAGCATAAGTTCAGCTTTGAAACTAGTGCACATTGCTTGGGTAATTGGCATGTTAAGGCCTCCTTATATATCGAGTATGGCGGTTAGCTCTGGATGCCCCGCCTGTTTAAATTTACTTACCAGAGTTACATTATGAGACCGAATTGCTTCGTGCATATAAAACACAATTACTTCCCGTATATTTTCTCGGAAAGCTTCGGCCTGATCGCGGATAGCTGGGTGTGTCTGACTACCTACGTACATGATCTTGTCTAATGCGCGGTCAGCAATTTCTTCAGGCGTAAACCCACGGTTATCCGAGGTCATTACCATAACGTTTCCGATATTACCTGCTGCTAAATCAAACATCTATACTACCTCACTGGGTACCGTACTTGCGGAGTCCGATACATATCTTGACGGTTCTTGCCTTCGCCCAGTTGCTTCAGCATACCCATCGCTTCGTTGTAGCGCTTTTGGTATTCAGCAATAACGTCAGCTTCGCCTTTCATGAACGTATACGCTTCTAATAGCGCGCCGTAAAGTAAAACGCTCTCAAAGTTATCACCTAACCACGTCGAACCTGCAACCGTAATCGACGGCGGGTAGTAGAAATAGTGAAGTTCTGCGCCGTAATTTTGGTCTGGGGTAGGTCCAAGGATGAAGGAGTTCACATCAAAGAAAGCGTAGTGAGTTGGCGGTCCCGTCACATTTGGATTAGGGAAGGACGAACGAATAAAGCTCACATCTTTATTCAGCAGGAACTCGTACGACCCAGTATTTGCGTCAATCAACGCGATTGAAAACGTAGCAAGCCAATCCGAAGGAACAGAAAGATATTTGTTGTTGGCGGTCACGCTGCCGGTGACGTTCTTCCGTAAGTCCAGAAGTTGGACTGAGTTGAAGATGCGCTCTTCGGCGTTAACGATGAAAATATCAATTTGCTCAGTCGAAGTGAGTCCACCCGACCCTACCGTATCCGGAAAGTCGTTTTCGGTGTAACCCTTAATTGCTTCGACGAGTTCAGCGTAATTCATTAGCCAAGCTTCTTGCTGCTGTGTGTACCCTTGGTAGCCGCACCCGTACCGCGAGTCTTCACAGTCTGAGTGTTAGCTACGTTGTTAGGATAGCCTGAGTTGTTCTTCACAATAGGCACCGTTTTTGGTTTATAGTCCATATTATTTACCCCGCGAAGATGACTTCTGATTGGCGATCTTGGCTAGGTTACGGCCCATTGCACCCATCTGTGCGTTGGTCTTGCCGCCCTTGGCCATCTTAGTCAGAGGCTTACCCTTGTGCATTGCGCGCTCGTGCTTGTGCACGGCCTTCGCTGCGGTAGCCTTATCCTGCTTCATGTCTTTCTTATCCATCACTAATTCTCCGTCTCGACTGTTACGGTCCCTATTTGACCAACACCTAATAGCGTATTTGGAAGACCAAATAAACCCAAAGGATTATTTAACCCTACAGGGGCCCAACCCCACTGAATTATGCGGCTACCATCGGTTGGGTTATTGTCCACGTTCAGGCCCGCTTGTCCATAGCTATTGTCTGGGCGTGGGTCGCGCAGCGCTTGTGGGTCATCCACGGGGTACATACCCAACTGAAGCTGGGGCTGATCTGGTTCCCAGCAAGTGGGGCACACGAGAATGTTGATGTTCTTGGTCTTAATGACAAGCCGCTTAAGCTCCTTAAGCTTGTAGCGGAAGTTACAGCGGTCACACTGGGCGATTGCCCACTTACCAGAGGCGAACCGATTAGGCACGTATCACCGGAAATACTGACGAGGTGCGATGCGCAAAGGCGCTTTCTCACGGTCCTCATCAGCAGCCTGCTGCCAGAGTTCTTCATACTGCATCTTCAGCCCCGCAGAACGCTCAAGCGCGCCGGGAACCTTTAGGGATAGGTGATACGCGAGACCAGCCACCAGACAAGGGAGGAACCTAAACGGTATATCTTGCGTAGTAACACCTTCACCAGCATCCTGTAAGCGGCGCAAGCGCCAGTAAACAAATGTATAATAGCTGTTCTGGTCAGGCGCAGGCCACACGTTGATGCTCGGGTACTGGATACCGGAGGGGTTTTGCGCACCAGATTGGCGGTTAATCCACACTTGGATAGGCCGACCCTGCGCGTTCTTATTTGGAATAGTCGAGTATGTGTCGATACTGATACGGTTAATAGTGATATCAGTCTGCTGCTGCCCAGTCTGGGTGCGCACGACATGCTCAAGTAGGTCTATGGTATCTACCGGCAGGTCATAGACGATCTGTCCCTGCACCATGGGGATCGAACCCTGCTCAATGGTCCACAAGTTAATGCCACGGTTAGCCCACTCAATAGTGAGCAGGTTCAAACTGCGGCGTGCAGTGCGTAAGTCATAACCCGTGCGAAGCTCAGCCCCACAACGCTCAAAAGCCTCTTCGACTAGGTCGTTGAGGTTGAGGTTAAATGTGGTGGTGCCAGAGGTAGTCATCGGTACTTAGCTGCCTTCTTTGCTATGGCCTTTGGCTGCTTAACGAACTGTTTGCCCGCCTTAATGCCTGCGCGTTTCGCCTTGCTTGTAGCAGAGTATTCCTGCGAACTCAAAGCCTCACGTGCTTTCTTAGGTAAGTAGCGCTCACCCGTAGCTTTCGGCCCTTGAGTAGACGGCTTGCCTGACTTGGTTCCCCAGTCTTCCTTACCCCATTTGGACAAAGATTTCTGCGCTTCTGTCTTCGGGCCGCTGTAGCTGCCGCCGGACTTCTTGTACCGCTGCGTAGCAAGCTGGGCTTTGCGTGCGGACCATTGACCTGCGTTTCCACCTTTGTCGCCAGCTTTTACACTAGCGACAATGCGTTTCCATTTAGGTTCGTCCGACCGAGCCATGATTAAAACCTCATCATGCTCATATTACGCATGGCTTGCATACGTGGGTCTTCTTGGCCGACCTGCTGAGAATAGGGGTTAGGCGCTGGGGGTTGAGTCATCATTTGCGGCTGCATTGGATCACTGACGGGGCCACCTGAAATCCTAGGTTGCGTCGGGTCGAAACCAAAGTCGGACCCGCGCCCACCAGAGACTTGCGGTTGGGGCTGGGGTTGGGGCTGGGGTTGGGGCTGCTGCGGAGCCGGAGGGAAAGTCATAGGTTGTTGTTGTTGTCGCTGCCGCGCTGACAATATGCGTTGCCGAAGCATATCGAAGCCGCCGAAACGCTGCTGGGGCATACCAAACCCACCACCAAAGCCGTTAAATCCGCCGAAGCCGCCGAAGCCCTGCTGTTGCTGAGGCATACCGAAACCACCGAAACCGCCGAAGCCCTGCTGTTGCTGAGGCATACCGAAGCCACCGCCAAAACCACCGAAGCCCTGCTGTTGCTGACCACCGAAGCCACCGCCAAAACCACCGAAGCCCTGCTGTTGCTGACCACCGAAGCCGCCCTGTTGATTGCCAAAATTACCTGCAGGAATCATATCACTTACCTTTATTGAAGCCCTTTAGCAACTGCGCAAACCGTGCACGTTGGCCTAACTTACCGGGAGCCTTAGCGGCCTTAGCAAGCTTACCGGCTGGGATTTTCTGCCCTTTCTTGGTGCCTAAAGCCGAGCGCAATGCACCGGGCTTCTTAATGGCCTTCGAAATATCGAGCTTCGCCTCGCCGCCTTTAGCATACATAGTCACTTCGTCGGGGTTATCCTTACGACGAATTGTCTTCGCCCCCGGCATTTTAGAAGGGTTTATAGCCCCCATACCCCGACAAGCGCGCATTAGCAGGAGCCGCCGTTTTTCATCTTGACCATCGAAGTCTTGGTCTTGCCTTTGACAGCACAACCGTCGATGGAGCCGCCCTTGGCGAACTTCATCATTGCACGACCCTTAGTGTCGGCTGACTTCTTCTTCATAGCAGCGCCGAACTTAGTTGCCTTACCGCCTTTCGCCATACCCGGCTTAGCATTGCGCTTTGCCAGTTCCTTAAGAAACTCTTTACGCTCTGGGGTCAACGGCACGGTGTTTGCACCACCCGTAATCGGCTCTTTTGGTTTTTTCTTCGGCGGCATTGGTTGCGAAGATGCCGAACCACCTTTAGCGTATTTCATAATTTTGCCTCCTTTGGCTTTACCGTATTTAGCTTCCTGTGACTTTCTGTAGGCGTCAGATGTTTTGAATATGTCGCCTAAAGAGCCGCTACGTGACGTAGAACCCTTTGGTGCCATCAACGCCGATGAAGCGGCAGGTGCGCGTGACTTTCCGAGGTTAGCAGCTCCATAGCTGTTTTTACCGGTTTTCAAGTCGTCGAAAGCCTTCCTGTCCATCCTAGTAACAGGCTCTTTTTCAGCTGCTGCTGCTATTTTACGACGGTTTTGCTGCTGCTTACGGAAATCGGCGCGCCCTGCTTCCAGCCGTGCCCGAGTGCTAGACATAGACGGGTTGTCGATATTTGGTTTCTGTACAGGCTTCTGTACGGGCTTCTGTACAGGCTTCTTAGCAGCGGTAGCGAGGTCCGACTTAGGCGCAGTTAACGCACCTAGGGTGTCTGTGACTTTCCCTGTAGGCCCAGCGGTATCTTTAGTTACCGACTGTGGTGCGCCGTACTTGCGGGTCTTTGTGAGGTTGCTTTCTGCGGTACGCTCTGCGGCGCGAGTAGCTGTACGATCAGCACCTGTGCGCTTGGCAAGATCATCCTTGGCGTCAGCAATGCGCTGCTGGCGCTTTGCATCAGCTACTTCAGCAGCCTTACCCGTCTTACGCTTCATAGCATTTGCGTAGTCTTTTTCGATATCTGCCATACGACGGTCGTAACGACCTTGTGCGCCACCGGCTGAGAACTTTTTCATCGTACGTGCCATAATTATACCTTTCTCATCTCATCAACCTTGGCCTCAAGGCGCTCGAAGGCCCGGTCAAACCGATCCCCTAGCTTATCAACCAATGTGTTCATCTCCGCACGGGTCACATGTTCCCGAGCCATTTCTTCCCGTGTCTTGTTAAGCAGTATACTTATACGGGTGAGGTCGTCGAACTTACCTTTAAACAGGAAGCCCATGATGCCCACCACTGCGCTCAGTATGATGTTCCAGATCATCATTTCCATGTCAGCACTTCCAAGCACGGAGGGATTTGTTGATACGGCTGTTAGGATCATTAGCGGTCTTCTTCGATGTGAGTTTCTTCTTCATTCCCGACATCCGTGCGCAGAATGACTTCTTGCGCGGACCACCTTCAGGCTGCGGAGCCTTCAACCCGGGCTTACCCGGATTAGCCTTATTGTAAGACGCACGACCCTTGGCGTTCAGCCCGCCAGACTTCGCTTTGCCTTCTTTGCGTGTCCAAGCAGGCGTCTTGGCCATCAGATAAAACGTCCTTTGGTTTTGCCTTGGGTAGCGATACCATCACCACGCTTAGAAGCAGTTGATCCGCCTTTGGCCATCTTTTTAACCTTGCCGCCCTTTTTAAACTGCTTGGTATTCTCGCCACGGTCTGTAACTCCGAAGCGACCGCCCATAGCGGGGGCTTGTTCAGCTACCATAACTTCTTCTATCATCGGACGAGCACGCATACCGGATGCAGCAGCGCGCTTGGCGTCGAAGTCAGCCCTTTGCATAGCCGCAACTTCTGCGGCTGTCGCTGCGCGTCGAGCGGTCTTCTTCTGTGCCGCTCCAGCCATACGAGGCGCTATACCCGCCATAGGGCCAAGTGCCTTATTCATTGCACCGAGTCCCTTACCAAATATACCCTTACCCGTTACAGCGCCTGCGAACGGTGAAATATCTCCAAGCTTAATACCCATTATGCTGCGTCCTTCTGTGCGGGGACAACCATCGGATAGAGGATGTCTTGACCGTAGTTACCGATATATTCCTGTACGCCCATATGACCTAACGAGATTGATGGGTCGATCCAGACGTCGAAACCGAGTTCACGTGCACGGTCGCAGAAGAGGAAGTCTTCCCCCATGTAACCTTCTTCCGTAACTTGGAAATCAAACATCGCGGTAAGCGTGCGATCTGAGCGAGTGTCATAGTATCTCCATTCTGGATGGGCTTCAGCCATCTGCTCAAAGACTTCACGACGAACCAGCATAAAGGCAGTCGCCACGCGCTTCGCACGTACGAGGCCCATACCGTTCATGGTGAGTTCGCCATTTTCGTCATGGTCAAGCGTAGCGATGTAAGTTTTGGTTTCGCTGCGCGTACGGGGCACCGCAGCTACAATACCCTTCTTAGGGTCTGTACCCCACGCCATAAGGCGGAATACATCTTCTGGCTCGAAGTTAATGTCCGAGTCGATGAACATTAGGAAGTCGCAGTTCGACTCAAGCAGGTCTTGCGCCAGCAAGTTGCGCGCACGGGAGACAACAGAACAGCCGCAAATGCTGCCAATCTGAATATCAACCCCGTGCTGCGCAGCCTGTTGCGCGAAACGAGCAAGAGAAACAGCTAGCTTCAAGGATACCTTGAAGTCGTACGCTGGAAGAGCAATGAAGATGCTCTTACCAGCTAAGTCGTAGCTTTGTTCCTGTTGCATATATCACCCGTAAAAGGTTGTAGCGGTTACGTTTGCAGGCAAACCTACATAAATCCCGTTTTCCGCAAGGATGCCTTCGCCGGGAACGAGTATAGAGTACGCCGTAGGATTGTAGGTATCGGCTTCTAACAGCAAGGTCATATAAACCGTCACGTTACCTGTACCCGAGGCTGCCGTAGTAACCGTAAAGGTGGTGGCATTAGCAGTAAGCACCGTATACGAACCGTCCACAGCGGTACCACTAGTAAAATCTAGAAATACCCTATCACCGGCAACAAGATTATTTGCTACTGTGACGGTCAGCGTGGTTGAGGTGATGCTGTACGTACCTGCTTGCGGGTCGTTCTCCATAAAGAGGACGTTCCTCTGTGCCGCAGCCGCATTTGCAGAGATAATAGCCCCCTTCAGGCGCGTACGGGAGCCATACGCAACGCCTGAAGCGCCCAAATGTTTGGATTTGACATCATATTGCATACCCATCAGTATTCTCCTTCTTAGAGGTTGTTACCGATTACGAAGCAGTAGTAATTGCAGCCCAGCCGGTCGTGCCGTTGGTGTTGATGTATGCACGGTCGCCTACACCCGAACCATCGCTACGCAGGTAGAGCGAACCCTTAGCTGCTGCAACAGTCGGAGCGCCTGAACCCATATAGATGCCCATACCAGCGGCGACGTTAGTGCCGATGAATGCAGAAGCACCGCCAGCGGTGAGGCCCGAAGCGCTACGAGCGGTAACCGTGCTCGTTGCAGCCAAAGAAGTTACCGAAGTAGCTGCACCGAAAGTGCCGGTGACTGTTACAGTGCCGGTCGAGCCGTCGATTGAAATTGTTTGGAAGCCGTTCTCAGAACGAACTGGACCGTTAAATGTGGTATTAGCCATGATTTATCTCCTGTGTAGTAGCACTCGTACGTACCGTCTCTACTAAGTCCGCTGGGCCGGTCGGTACGAATATTGTTCCCTAGTAGCGTAGATATAGCACATATAAAAAAGAAGGGAAGAGATTTCTCTC